TTACAAGCTGCCGAAGAAGGATGCGACGGCGCCGCCAGCTTTGGAGAGTGCAGAACCAGCTGCGCGGACAGCCCCGCCGGCCGCTTTTCCTACTTCGGAGCCTAGGCCGCTGCCGACGAACCCGCCGATCACCCCGCCTACTGCACCCCCGATCACGGTGCCGGGGCCGGGGAAGAATGATCCGATCGAGGCCCCGATGATGGCACCGCCCTCGGCCCCGGCCCACGCGCCGGCAAGCGAACCCACAGTGCTACCGACCGTTTCCGGTACCGGCGCACCATTGGCCAAGTCGACACCAGCTTTGGCGACTTCCATCCCACGCCCCAGCCAAGTGAACTTTTCTCCGGCCCGCAGAAGGTTTTGGGCCGTGCTTTTCGACATGGTCGAGACTTTCGCGTCGGGAGCCCAGTGGGTACCTGTATTGGCGTACTTCCCGGTTTTGCTCAGGCCGTCACCGAGCTGGCCCATGTGGAAGTCGGCGGGGAACTGTTCGCCGGATTCGACCGGCTTTTGTGTGCCCTGCTGGGTCGCCTGCTGTGTCCCCTGGGTGGTCTGCTGGGCCGCTTGTTGGGCGCCTTGTTGTCCAGCCTGCTGGGCGGCTTGCTGCCCGGCTTGTTGTGAACCGCGGCGTGTGGCCGCCGTCGCGAGATCCGTGGGATCCATCGGATTCTTCTTCGGTGTGTCCGGCTCTTTCTGCGGCTGCTGTTGCGGGGTCTGCTGGTTGACAGGATTCTGTGGCTGCTGCTGGCCAGGCTGGCCCTGTTGCGGCGGATTCTGTTGTGCCGGTTGCTGCCCGGCTGGTTGTTGCGGTGCCTGCTGCGCCGGCTGCTGGCCGGCAGGATTTTGTGGTGCTTGTGCGGGCTGCTGCGGAGCTTGAGGAGCCTGCTGAACGGGTGCCTGTTGTACGGGTGCTTGGGCGGGAGGTTGTGCGTCGGGTTGCCAGGGCCCGTAGTTGGGCAACGGTTCTCCGTGTGCGGCGCGCTGGCCAGAGGTCTGCGGGCCCATGTTTTGTTGCGGAATCTGCTGACCGCCCTGGCCAGGGCTTTCGTTGTAAATCGAGATCCCCGAGTTTTGGTCTAGCGGCGGCTGATTGATCCCGCCTTGATAGTCGGGCTGCTGACCGGGCATCTGCGGAGGCTGGAAGTTACCGGTATCTGGACCATAGGAACCTTGCCCATTGCCACCCCCACCACAACGATCCCCACACGGATCAGCCGAAGCTGTAGCGGCGTTCTGGGGCAGGTAAGAGGAGAAGGTGGCCAGACCGAAGGCGGTGGCCGAGAACGCGATCAATGCCAACACCCCGGCGCCGGCATAGATCTGCCCGATCGGGGTGGGCCCGCCGGGGCCGTTGGGGGTGTGAGCCCACGCCCACCAGCCCGACAGCGCCCGCCACCACCACGTGTTGGCCAGCAGCGCCAGAGCCAGGATCGCGGTGATCGCCGCCAGGGCCGCCATCGGGTCATCGCCGGTCAACCATGACGACACCCGCGGAACTACATACCCGGACAGGAACACCAGAGCGCCGCCGCCAGCCAGCAGCGTCAAACCCAGGCCAGGGTGGCTGGCCCACCACTGCCGCCAACGCTGGCCACCGTCGTGGTTGGGTGAGGGCTGTTGGCGGGTACCGGAGTTGGCGAAGATAAGCTTGCCCAAGACCTTGGCGCCGCCGAACAGCAGCGCTCCGGCGACCACCATGATCGCCACTTGCACGAGCTGTGAGGGCAGCGACCACCCCAGCCCGCTGCCGGAGTCACCGCCGGTTATCTGTGCCCACCATCCGCTGGCGTGTCCGCGCATCACCCACCAGATACCGGCCGCACCGACAATGATCCCCGCCGCGGCTCGTAGCAGCGGTGGCACACCGTCGACCGATGCCGACCACACCGCCGACAGCGGGGCCAGGGCGCGACGTAGCAAGGTGATGCCTTTACCCAAGGCGCTAAAGGCCAAGCACAGCAGGATCACCCAGCCGAGGACACCTGCCACACCATCACCGCGGGTGAGCACATGTAGACCCCACACCCCGAGCACCGTCAGCGCGGCCCCGACGATCCCGGCAGGAAAGCCCGTCAACTCCGGCGCGGACAATGGGGCTGCGGCGGGCAGGGTTTGCGTGGGCGCATCATCGCCATCAGGGCGATCGGTGTCGGTCATCGGTTAACCTTCTTTCCCCGGAGAACGTGCTGTGAAAGATGTTGTGCCGTAGGCATGTCAAGCTCCGCCCGCTGCTGCGGCGGGCTGGCCGGGTGCCAGGTTTTCTTTGGCCCACCGCACATGCCCGTTGGCGGTGGCCAGGCAGCCCTCGTAGTCACCGCCGTCGTGGCCGAACGCGGCCACGCAGGTATTCGTCAGGTCGGCCATAAACGTGTTCTCACACGTTAGGGCGCTGGTGTGGGCGGGGGCAGCGCTCATGCACGCAGCCAGCCGGGCACACGACGGCGCGAAATCAGCGGCCCCGCCAGGGGTTCCGTCGTCCCCGCCGCCGGCGAATTGTGGCGGCCCAGACACACACCGCCCGGCCGCACTGCCCGCTGGTGCTTTAGGCGCGGGATCGCCTTGAGCGACCGCCGGAACACCGGTAGATGGCCGGTAGGCCACGGTGATGGTGACGGGAAAATTGAGCAATCCGACATCGCCGACGTTCAGATTCACATCCGATTGCTGATACAGATAACTTCCCCCGACCAACGGTGTGACCGGGATCGGGTTACCGGCACCGTCTTTTGCATCAGGGATGCTCAGCGCCCCGATAATCGCTGCCGAATGTCCGGGGGCTGCATCGGTCTCAACAACCACCGCTTGCGCGGCTTGGCGCAGATGAGTGCCCTCCGGATAGCGGACGCCCAACGTGAAGTCACTCGGCGAGATGAAGGTCTTGCGAATCATGCGAATATCGGCGCCCCCGCCGGCATCGGGGAGCACCACATAATCCACCGGGCCTGATCCGTATGCGGCCGCACCGCCCTCACCCCAATTGGCAGCCGTCAAGGCCCGTTCGTTGGGTAGATGGATGACGACTTGCTTGCCTGGCCAAGCGGTCGCGGCATGTACCCCGTCGGTAGCGATTGGCGGAACGGCCACCACACCACGCTGGCGCGCCTCCGCAAGAGGTCGCCCTGTTCCTGACCCCATCCCTTGCGGCACATTCGTCTTAGCCTGTGCCCCACCAATACTCACCGCACGCGGCAAATTATCGGGCTGCGGCACCGCCAACGGCGGCGGAGCCGGAGCAGGAGGCCCAGGCTGATTGGGGTCTGCTCCAGCTGCACTCGCGCTAGATAACGCAAACCCAGCAACCGCTGTCACGGCCGCCAACAAAACCGATCTGAGATGGAACCGCCTAGGCATGCGTCGGCTGTAGTGGACGCCCGAAGATTCGCTGGAAGCAGGTCGCGTACGGCAGTTGATCACCGTCATCAGCCGATGCGGTACGCCCCGACTGCCGGTTTCGCCGCCCACGAGCCCCCCTTGAGCCGTATTGATACCAACCTGTCAGCGACTAGACTATACCAGCAATACCAGCACACCTACACGGTATGGCAAACTATAGAAGGCGTCCTTCGTTGACCCGCCCGTTTCTGCACTCCAGGGCGATATTCGACCGAGTTCAGGCGTTGAGTGTGACTGATGACGAAAGCTGCGGGCGTGGGGAAAAGATAGCCGCAACCTCAAATGTGGCCGACCGCCGCTGCACCCAAGTGCCCAGTCGCCGATCACCACCTGCCCGCGCCAGCGACCAAATGCGGCCACTTCGAGAGCCCGCCTACGAAAACAACGCCGAAGCAGTTTTCGGGACAACAGCCGTGATGCAGTTGGAGCTGAGGAATTGGGCGTAGCTACGTTGCCGACGACGCTGTGACGGAGAGCTTGTCCGAGCTGCACCAAACCCGGTCGATCTCGGCTGGCTCGACCGGCCTCCACAGACCGAAACCGAGCTCTACGCCGCTGCCCCACCTCCTCGCCAAGGCATCCCAGCTTGATCCCCGTGCCGTCGTGACTGTGTCGCGACGGAGCCTTACGGACATTGCACCCGGCTCAACCGGGCGGGTCATCACGAAAGTGGTCGCGTAAGTCCCGTTCTGCAACCTGCCGCAGTTTCGCCGAGCTCGACTACAGCCCGTTAGTCGAATCGGGCCGCATCCCAGCGATGGTGACGTTCACCTATCCGGGCGAATGGGAGAGCGTCGCCCCAAGGGGGCTCCAGTGAAGCGGCATATGGTGTTGTGGCGCAAACGCTTTCACAGCGAATATGGTGTGCGGCGAGAGACGAACGCTCGTGGGTGATGAAAGCCGGGCGGTGGATCTCCCCGCCATCCACGATGCGATCACACGTCGCATCGAAAGCTGCAGTCGCCGCTGAGGGATATGGCCTGTAAGACCCCAGGGTGGTTGCCACACTTATTCACCCCTTGGCGGCGAGCATCGCCGCCCACTTGGCTACAAGGGCGCTCACCAGATCATGCGCCTCGGTAAGAGGCTCGCGAGGGGGTACCGCTGTCGACCTGGCATGCCGCACCCGTTGCGCCGAGGCAATGAATGAATCCACTTGTGTCTTTGTGGCCCAATCTAATTCGTCATAGATCTTACTCCGGCCACCAATCACGTCGGTGATGATCTCGAAGACCCAATACAGATCTGACCACCAGACATTCTCTGGCTTACCCAGAACTTCCAGCGCCTCGGCGAGATCTGGATTCGACGCCGCCGCTGCGAAACGGTCCGGCCAGGGAGATGGCGGATCGGGAACTACCGTGCCGTCTGGTCTCGCGACCGTAACTGTCGGTCGCCCAACATTCACACGGATCTGAGCCGGTGCGGGTCGGAGGACCGTGTGCCGCCGACCGTCGGACGTCGTGTACTCGTCGCTCAGCGCTACCGGACGAAAGTTCTGATTTTCAACGCGCCCAAGGCCGTTGATGCGCAGAAGGAGCCGCTCGGCGGCTTGATAGAACTTCTCGTCTTCTGAGGGAGAGTCGATCTCGTGAAAAGCCAAGTAATAGTGGGTGGAGTATCGCGACCGGATCATCGCCGTGTTCCCGGAGACCGATGCGAACGAACTCGGTAGGGTGCCGCCGTTCGTTGCGTGTGCGTGTGCTCCATATGGCCACGGTTCAGCGCCAGAGCAACGTGAGCTCTCCGCCGTCGGGGAGTTCCGCCCAGCGCGGTGCGAAGTCGTCGTAGCGGGCGAAGATCCGGTCCAGGAGAGCGGGTTCGACGTAGACCTCGGCCGCTGGCCCGGGCCACGGGCCAGCGGCCTGCCGGTGGCCGCGCTCGACCTCCCACAGCGCCGCCGTCAGCGACGCGAGGTACTCCGACCGTGCCATGTCCGCCGCCTGCGCCGCCGTGGGCTTGCGGTTTCGCCGGGACGCCTTCCGCCGCTCCGCCGGATCGGCGGGCCAGAAGAGCCCGTCGAGGCCGTTGGCGTCGGCGAGGCGCCCGAACACGCCGCCGCGCAGCCGCGCCTCCTGCTCGACGATGAGGTGCGCCGCGTCGTGCGGCACGGGTGGACGGCCACCCGGCCCGCCGCGCGGCGTGAGCTCGGGGCCCCTCTCCCGGCGGATCCGCACGTCGTACCCGTTCCGGCGCTTGACGAACGTGACCTCCATGCCCTCTAGGGTGCGTCGTAGGCGGGGGCGCCACAACCGGTTTTCGACGGCCTGCGGCCCGCCCGCCACGCGCCCCACAGTGATTCCATGTCGATCCGTGACCGCTGGTGCCCGTCCCTCCTCGACGCGACGGCCGGACTCGGAGCGGTCTACAGCACGTAACCCAAGCCGTGGGAGCCCAGGTGTCAGGATCCGCGCCCCGTCGACGGGGCCCTTCTTCGGCCGCCCAGCAGCTGAACATCGCCCGCCTGATCGCTGGATATGGTGGGTGACATCGTCGGGAAGCGAGGGATGAGGGGAGCGCCGTGGATGGTCTGAGTGACGTGTCGGTCGATCACCGCGTCCGGCGTTGGAACCTCGCACGGTCGCTGTTCGCGTTCCTCACGTTGGCAGGGGTCGTGTTCTGCATCGCCAGTGTGCTCGGCACCTCCCCGCACTGGGTGTGGATCGCGGGGTTCGCCGCCACCTTGGTGAGCGGGTGCCTGCTCAGGATCGCCTGGGACAAGCACCGCGTGGCTCTCTTCGCGGGAGCCCCCACCGCCGTGGGCACGGTCCGCGACGTGCTGGAAAGCCAGTTCGGAGACGGGGCATCGAAGTACCAGCTGCTGATCGATGCGGAACTCGCACACGGGGTGTCGATCCACCGGCGGATCGACATCGGCGGGGATCCTGATCCGCTCGGCTGGGTCGGGAACCAGGTCCGGTTCCGTCACCGCACCCTCGACCCGGATGACCTCGACGACGCGTTCGTCGGGCGTGAGGAGCGCAACGCGTCGTTGGGGCCTGGCTCGTGAGCGCCCACGAGTCCGCGTCGACCCCGCCCGGCCGCGCCTACCGCTGGTGGGGCGTCGGGGCGATCACGTGCCTGGTTCTGGCGGTGACCGGTCTGCTCGGAGCCATCGCGAGCGCGTTCAGCTCCAGCCCAGAACAGCTGTGGGTCGCAACCGCCGTCGCGGTCTTCGTCCTGATCCCGGCGGGCATCCTCGGCGGCCTCTACTGCGGGCACAAGCGGTACCGCGCGTGGTTCACCAACGCGCATGTTTCCGAAGCGCCGATCGAAGAGGTCACCGAGGTGCGTCGTACCAACGACGACGGCAGCGTCTCGCGCTACTTCATGCTCACCGTGTCCGTGTCCGTGTCCGTGTCCGTGTCCGTGGCAGTGGAGGGCGGGCCGGCCATCCGAAGGCACTGCACCGTGGGTGGGGACCACCCCCGCCCACGGATCGGGCAGACGCTGCGCTTCCGGCACACCACTCTGGACCCCGACGACCTGGAGGACGCACTGTTCGACAGCATCCGCGAACATCAGCGAGGCACCGGGTGAGTCCGACTGAGCTTCGGCCCTGGCCCGCCGATCCCGTGTCCGCATGGGCGCAGGCAGTCGCTGCCCCAGCGGCGAAGTCACGGTATGGCGAGCGGCCGTCGATCAGGCCGTTGGAGGAGATTGCGGCTGACGTGCGCGGGCAGCGGGTGTTCGTGCCGGCGGTCGCCCTGGTGTTCACCGTAGTTGGTGCGATTCTCGTCGGTGGCCTGCTGGTCGGGGTGTTCCCGCTGAGCGGGCGCAGCACCTCCGCTGGTGTGCAGTGGTTCGCCGGCGTCGTTCTGCTGATCGTTGGGCCGGCGCTGTGGCTCGGGCACCGGCAGTGGCGCAAGTATGAAGAGCGCCAGGGTTTCCCACCCGCGCGCGGTGTGCTGTGTGAGATCTATCCGACGAGCTTTCACATCGGTGACGGCGATGGGTGGTGCCTGACCTCGGTCGCTATCGACGCACGCACCCCGGATGAGCAGGTGTCGAGGATCGCGACCGCATTCCGGATCTGGCTGGCCCGCCTCGAAGCCGACAAGGAAGCCGACTCCGCCGCCAAGAATGCGTGGAACTCGGGGTTCCGGCGGCGCATCATCAACGCCTTCGCATCTGACGAGATCTTCGGCCCCGAGGCCTCCGGTGGATACCTCGTCCGCGGGACCGCCAAGCGTTCACGGTGGGCGCTGCTGCTCGACTGGCGAGAACCCGAGGCCCCGGCATACCCGATGCGCAATGCGCTCGTGATCCCCGTCGACCAGGCACAGGGGTGAGAAGCGCATGGGCTGGATAGACCGACTGCGCGGGCGGGAGCGGCCGTCCACCGGAGACGCGGCGTCGGCGGACGTCGGTGTCCCGGACCTCGCCGAACCCGTCTACGCGCGTGCGCTCGTGCTCCAAGTTGATCACGACGCGGCGATCATCGAGGTCCAGCCGCCGGGCCGAGCCTCCTTCCGAGCGGAACTGCGCAGCGGCACGGATCCAGAGAGCTTCACCGGACTGGTCATCCGCTGGCACGCCCCAGTGATCATCGACGGGGCCGATCCGAAACGCGTGATCCTGCTCGAACCACCGTGCGGCCCGGATCTGCCGCTCGTGCCAGATGATCTGCAGGCGATCCGAGACGCCCGGGACCTGCGCACGAGCGCCTTGGCGGCACTGTACCCGCCGCCCTCCGCCGCCGAACTGGCCAACCTGATGACACCGACCGCGTCGGCGGCGCACCCGGCCTGGGACGCCGTCTGCTACCGGCTCGGCCTGCTGACGACGCCCGAGGCCCAGGCCATCCTCGATCACATCCGCCGTGACGGAAACGCCTGGGTTCGAGCAGAAGCCGAGCTGTACTCCTGGGGCCCGAGCATCCCCGACGATCTACGCAAGCAGGTCGGGGCGTTCCTGTCGCATCTGCATGATGTCGCCCCGCAGGGCCGCGGTATCGATCGCGGGCCGTTCTGGACACTCGGCGTCGCGGCCCTGATGCGCGACCTCGCCCCCAACGACGTCGACGCCCGAGTCTTCGAACTGGTGATGGGTCCGTTCGTCGACGTCTGCGGCCCGCTGCCGGAGCAGCTGCTGTAGCGCGTTGCTCGGTTCACAGCGTTGGGAAGCCCTCCGGTTCTCCCCGGCAGGGCGCGAGCCAGGACAGTCGCCGGTCGCAGCCCACATCGACCATGCTGACTGGCGATCGGACCTGGTAGACGACGTAGGCGTCCGCGCCCAATCGGGCATCGATACCTATTTGCGTGTGTGCAGTGTCGGGGTCGTCCGGGGTGGGCATCGTGCAGCGGTCCGGCTGATGAGACGGCGGTACTCCTTCGGGATTCATCCACCAGAGACCTGTCGCAAACTCGTCGATCCTGCTGGCACCGACGTCGGGGGTCAGCACGTCGAAGAGTGGCTCGGCACAGGAGGGTTCACCCGCAGAGTGGCCACGGAGGCGCTGTGCGACCTGCGCTGCGTCATCGGCATCGGGCGGCAGCGCGTAGATCTCGTAGGCCAGGAGCGCGCATTGTTGCCAGTAGAACATGACCACGTCCTGCTCACCGTCGCCGTCGCTGTAGCGCGGGGACATCCAACACGAGACCTGAGTCCATGAGCGCGCCGGGTTTCCTAAGCTCGCGAGCGGTGGCCGGAACTCGTCCTGTTTGGCGAGCAGTTTTGCGCGTCCGGTGGAGACGTCGTCAACCAGCTGACGGGCGTTGTTCGCCTTGAGGATCCCCGAGACGGGGCCGGGAACGAATACGAAAAGTGCCAGCACCACCACCCCGCTGAGAACACCGAACGTCCGGCGGCGGCGCGGTGGCCACGGCACCGCAGTCGCTTCCACGTCCGCTGGTTCCTGCCCATCACCCATACACGCCACGATATCGACGCGGGTGCACCCGGCCTTCGCGCCTCAACTGAGCGCACCGAGGATGGCGACTGTGGTCCATGCCGCGGCGACGGCTGCCAGTGCGAGCGACACCCACAGCAACGCCCAGAACGCACCAGAGCCGTCACGCGGACCACGCGCCGACCAGAGCAGGGCGATACCCACTCCAAGCCCGTTCGCGGCGATCCCGAGTGCGACCACGGGTAGCGCGAACATGCACGCGACGACGAAGAGAGCGGAGATCAACACCAGGATCGTCAGCGCCGCGCGAGTCCACCCTTGCTCGGGATCGTGCCGGCGGCGCAGGACGGTCTCGAGGATGCTGAACCCGGGGAAAGAAGCGATGAGCCCGCCCATCACGGTCAGCGAGTAGAACACCGGCGCGAACAAGAGCGCCTTGTTCTCCGCGGGGACGTTGCCGGTCGTCGCACCGAGGGCAAGCATCCCCGTGAACAACAGTGCGCCCAGGATGAGCGGTGCCGTCCCCGTGACGGACGCACGATCTCCCGCGCCCCTGGGGGCCGCGCTCTGTCTACTCACCGCCGCCGTTCCCAGTCGACGAACCAGGTGGACTTTCGGTTCGGTTTCTTTGGGTCGTAGCGGATCCAGTGCTTGCTGCCGACGTAGGGCTTGTGGGTGCGCGTCATGGCCTTGTGATCGTGCTCGATACCTTGGGAGTCGGTGAAGCGCAGGATGACGTCGTAGTACGCGTGGACGTTGCTGCCCTTCGAGCGCTTCACCTCGACCACCTTCGCCCGCACCCGCGGCCCGGTGAGCCGGATACTCCGAGCACGCTCGGCGCGGCGGTGTCGCCACCCGAACAGAGCGCCGAGGAAGTTCTTTGCGCGACTCATGTCACTGGGCCTTCTGCGGGATCTGGTGCATCGACGAACCCGAGGAACAACACATCCTTCAGGTCGTCCGGGTCGCCGGTGTTGTGACGGAACCGGACCATCTGTCCAAGCTCCGGCGCCGTGCGCTCAGACACCCGGCAGGTGCGACGGATGCCCCCATTCGGAAGCCTGGCCGCGATCGTGATGTCGTATGCGGGCAGTGCCTCTGGATCCGTGTGTTCATCGACAACGATCTTGGTGATAGTGCCGACGGTTTCGTCACCGTCGGCATACCGTGCGACGTCAAGCCTGAACGAGGCCAGGCACCACGGGAGGATCGAAACCACGAGTACTGCGAAGGCTGCGAGGAAGACCCACCACGGGTCCGGCTTCCCGAGGACTTCGCGGATCGCAGCCACGACGACGGTGATCACGAACCCCGTCAACCCGAGGCAGGCCAGCCCGAAGAAGACGCGCTTGAGGAACACCCACCGGCGGATCCGCGCCCGGGTCTCGGGCGTCCGCGCCAGGGCCATCCACGCTGTGGCGTCGCGGTTCACGAGACGAACCTGCGCTTCCCGTTTAGGAACGGCGACCCTGCTGCGGGTTGTTGGAGGCTTGTGAACTCGGTGTTGCCGTGGAGGCCGGTGATCAGGTAGCCGCTGCGTCGCACGTCGTCGTGTGCTTCGGTGAGCAGAACCATGGTGTCGGCCAGCTCCGGATCGGCGAAGGCGTACACGTGCCAGCTGCTCTCGGGTGTGAACTGGTCGATCGACGCCTCGTTGATGAGATCGCCCAGCCAGGCTGTGTGTGTCTTCCCGTCGGCTCCGTCGTAGTCGACGATGACCTTCTTCGTTTTTGCTTCCGCTGTGGTGTCAGGTTGGTCCCATTCGCGGATCTCGCGCACGCGCGCCACCCGGGGGTGTGGTCCAGCGCGGGCAGTGGTGTGCTCGACATCGCCTGGAGCCACCCGACGCCGCACGCGATCGCGACCACGAGAATGGCGAAGAACAGCATCACGCCGCGGACAGTCCCGTCGAGCGGCAAGGACAAGATGCCCCAGCTCAGCAGGACCGAGCTGGTCAGGAACAGTCCGATCCATGTTCGACCGTCGGTCCAGATCGAGCCGCGCGAACCGTTCACCGGACCTAGCCGGCGGCTGTCTGCTGCGCCGGTCACGACTCGATCCTCCACTTGGAATCCTGGCTGAAGAATGTCGATCCCGGGCGAGGTTTCCGGAACCGACCGGTGTGCACTTCGCCCCGGACCCCGAGCCAGAGGTAGATGCCCGAGCGCAGCACCTCATCGTGGGCCTCCGTCAGGAACACCACGGTGTCCGCGAGCGCTGTATCGCGGAACGCGTACACCTGCCAGGTGCTCCCGATGGGGAAGCGATCGAGCCAGGATTCATCGACGTCATCGGCGAGATGCACTTCGTATTGTTTGCCACCCCTGCCCTGATAGGTCACGTACAGGCCGGGCCAACCGGTCACTGAGTCGGTGCCCTCGTTCGCCGAGACCGTCGCAACGCGCGGGGTCCGGTCGATGGCCGGCAGGGTGTCGAGAGATTTCGGGCTGAGAAGCACTGCGCGCAGGATCACGATGGCAGAGAAGAGCACGAGGAGTCCGATGAAAGCCCACATGAACACCGGCCCCAGCGCTACCAAGAGGACGGCGAGCCCAACGACCCCGATGACGCAGGCGATGACGATCGTCGGCATCACTCGGTCGTAGCGGTGGAACGGCATGTCGGGCCCGTACCCGATGCCCAGCAGCCGCATCGTGACCCGGTCGAACACTGATCCGCACTTGCTCATGACGACATCTCTTCGATCCGTGCTTGCGCCCGGTCCCTGCGGTAAGCGCATGCAGCGTATAACCAGAAACCGAGCGGGATCGCGACGATGCTGGCCGGGAACAGCACCGCGGGGTTCGTCCAGCCAGGGAAGCCGTCGAACGGATGATTTCCGAGGAGGAGCATGCCGATGAGAAGCCAGCATGCCGTCGGGACGACGAGCATGACCCCGCCCCAGCCGATCATGAAGCACAGGCTCGCGAGAACGCCCCAGATCCGGTAGCCAAGCGTCCCAGGACCGTGCGGCCGGAACGGTGCCAGCTCTCCGTCGAGCTCCGCCGGCCATTGGACGACGAGCACGTCGCTGTCGTAGGTCGGATCGAGCGTCGTGTGGCGGATGACGACTTCCTTCCCGATGAGCCTGCGGCCCGCGGACGGGCCGAGCAGCGGGGACCGGACCGTCCGAGGCAACGTCACATGCTTACCGTCGACACTCACGTCGATGTGAATGACGAGGTCGTCGTCTGTCGGCCCACCCTCGGGGGAGTCGTTCGACACGGCGTAGCGGATGACGCCAACGGTCTCTCGCCCCTCAAGGAGCTCTTTGCGGAGCGGGGCAGGGCGCGGCTTCGGCGGAGGGGTGAACTCGCTGGCGATGCCCTTCCCGATCCGTCTGAGCACAGACCGAGCTGACCGTTGGCCGGGTGAATGATTGCTCATGATCCGCTCCTCATCGAGTCCCAGTCGATGCCGATCGAGTCGGCGTGCTCGGTGGTCCACCACACGGGCAGGGCGTGCGCATGGTGCCAGGGGTTGCCCAGCCGAGCCTTACGGCGGCGGGGGATCGCGAGGAACCAGCGGTGGTGGCGGTCCACGCAGGTGATGAAGCCGCCCTTCGCGTCCGGGCCGAAGAGCAGCTCGGTGGGGAGCACCTCCGGGTCCTCCCGCTTCCATCGCCGCCAGAACTCGGCATAGGCCGACGGATCCTGCTCGAGCTGGGTCGCCCACTGTTCGCAGGCGCTGACGATGCGCATCGCTTTCTCGCCGTCCATCCGAACGGTCTCGCCTTCGATGCCTCCGCCGCCGAGCAGGATCGTCGCGACGGCGGCGCTCGACGGGTGCTTGCGCAGCCGCAGCCGGTACGGGTGCGCCTCGCACAGCATCGCGGAATCCACGACCCACGCGGTCGGCCCCCAAGACCGGCGCGGGTACAGCAGCAAGAAGACACCGAGCGGCACCATCACTGCGGCTACCAACGCCGCCATTCCGACGACGAGCCAGTCCTCCGGCTCGCCCGAGAGCGACCGAAGCAGCATCATCACGCTTATCGCCGTGACGATGAGCAGCCCGACCCCGGCAACCTGGTTCATCAGACCGCTCATCTTCTGCAGCCGGGTGCCGAGATCGTCCATACGGGGGATCGCCTCAGGCCGGTCGGAGAGACGGTGCGTCCGCGCGCGCTCTTCCACGGCGGCCCACGCCGTGGCCGGATTGCCCGGCCAGGGCTGCACTGCGATCTCATCTACTCGGCTCATCGTCACCACCCCTTCGTCTCGCGGTCCGGCCAGCCATCGAAGCGCACGTCGTACAGATCGTCGGGGTCGACCGTGTTGTGCAGGATGCGGATCCTGCGCCCGATCCAGGTCTCGTCCGGGCCGCCGTGATCGCTCCTGCCGCCGTCGAGGTGCCGGTGCAGCGTGAGCTCGTCGGAGGGCCAGGCGGTCACACGGACGCGGTAGACGGTAACGAGGTCGCCCTCGCCGTCCCGCTCCTCCCAGCTCGTCACGCCCTCGACGACACCGATCGCGCTGTCCGCGTCGGCGTACTGGGCCCTGCCCAGCAGAGCGCTGGCGATGCCATACGGGATCGCCCCCAGCACTACGACGCCGGTCGCGATCGGGAAGCCCCAGAACAGGATCTCGGGGTAAACGGTGCGTGTGATCCAGAACCAGATCATGCTCCCGAGGGTCACCGGGAGCATGAGCAGGAGCAGGAGGCCGCCGACCACCATGGGCCAGATGGTGATGTTTTCGATCCGGGACAGGCGGCGGATCCGGGCGCGGGTCTCCGGGGTCTTCGCGAGGCTCGCCCAGTGCTCGGCGTGCTGGTCCTTCGTGGGCCGATCCCACGTCCGAGAGAAGAGCCGGAGTCTGCTCATGACCGGCTCCCGTTCCGGTCCGGCCAGCCGTCGAAGCGCACGTCCCGCAGATCGTCGGGATCGAGGGTGTTGTGGCGGAACCGGATCGATCTGCCTACCCATCTTCGGGGGATGGGCCAGCTGGTGTTGTCCTCGCCCCAGTCGAGCCTGCGGCGCAACAATGTCCCGTCGGGGAGCTCTGCGCCGATGAGCAACTCGTAGGTGGTCTGCTCGTCCCCACCGCCCGGGTGGGTGATGACTTCGTCGACACGCCCGACCGTCGACTGTCCGTCGGCGTAGAGCGCCGTCAACCGCCGGTCACTCGCATACGACCCGGACCAGGCACCTGCGAGCAGCAGGATGAATGCGGCGCCGAGCGGAGCAAACAGGAACCACAGCCACGGCGGGGCCTGATCGTCGAACGCGCTCCAAATACCTGAGGCGAGACCGAGAACCGGGGCGGCGAAGACGCAGATGCCGCCGAGCAGCAGCAACCAGAAGCTGACGGACTCCCATCTCGCCCAGCGCCGGATCTCCGTTCGGGTCTCGACAGTCCGTGCCCGCGCCATCCACTGCCTGGTCTGCTGATCGGTCCCGAACACACTTCGCAGCGTGATAATCCGGAAGCTGCTCATGACGTACTCCGTCGTTCTGTCTTCCGGTGGAGCCTGCGGCGGATCCTCGCGAGTTTCTTCGGTACCGGCACAGGTGTGACGATCACGTCGCGCTCGTACTCTTGCGGTTGGGTGATGAGCATCCACTGGTGCTCGGTGGTGTCTCCGGCGATCGTCGAGACGGGGAGGTGCAGGATGAAGTACCCACCCTTGGCCTGCGGACCGAACAGCGTCTCCGAGGAGATCGGCTTGGAGCCCGAAGGAGGCAGTCCTGCCTGAAAGAGCCACAGCTCGAACGCGGCGTGAATCGTCGCAGCCTGTCCGTCATCGAGGCGGTGGTCGAGGGCGATGTACGTCGCCCAGCGAGCCTCACCGTCGTCGTGGTCGATGCAGGCGCGATGGATCGAGTGCGCGACGCCATGCCCGTAGACCCACGCGTTCTCGACACGCAGATCCCTCAGCGCACTGAGCCGCAGCAGCAGAACCGCGACGGCGATGAGCAGCCATACGGTGACGCCGATCCATGCGAGCCGCGGCACCCAAGCCAGCCACGTATCACGGCTCGCACCATTTGCCGTGATGCTCCGGCCAGCACCCGTCGGGTCGGTGATCATCTGGTAGATCAGGAAACCGATGACAGCGAGGGGAAGGAACACCCAGAACACGGGCGCATACACGAGCTCGGTGCGCCGCAGATCCTCGCTGCCGGCCCATCGGCTAATTTCGTCGACCGACTCCGGACGCGGAACGTCGTGAGGGCGATCGAGGGTGGTCGGCATCGATGCGCTCGCGCTCGCCCATATCACTGAGTGATCGCTGGGGGTCGCCATCCCCGGGCTGTGCTGCGGCATGTGTCCGCCCTTCCCGTCAGGTCAGGGATCGCCATAGTGTGGTGCGGTTCTGTGTCGTCCCGACCAGTGCTCACCGCCGTCCGCGGGGTGCGTAACGTCCCTTCTCTTCTCTATCCACACTGTCCCATGACGCGTGCTACCGATCACAAGGAGAAGCGTTTTCGGGGAGCGCGCAATTCGTCTTGAGCTCGACGCGGTTTCCCCGGAATCGAAGCATCCGGCCCGAGCTGGCGTTTCAGTGGTCTCGGAAACCGACGCATGGCGCCTCACGTGAGTTACAGCCTCAGCCGTTCCTTACTTCCCGATCGACGCGTAGCTGCCAGATGGCCAGATTTACGCTTCCGAGCACCCGCCCCAGAAACGAGAAAAACCACCCGCTATCAGGTGGTTTTATGGTGGCCAGGGCCGGGATCGAACCGGCGACCTTCCGCTTTTCAGGCGGACGCTCGTACCAACTGAGCTACCTGGCCGGACGGCAGACCCAACTACTTACTGCCTCGCCGTACTGGCGACCCTGACGGGACTCGAACCCGCGACCTCCGCCGTGACAGGGCGGCGCGCTAACCAACTGCGCCACAGGGCCTTACTCTGCTCCCAGTATGACTGGTTGCGTACCCCCAACGGGATTCGAACCCGTGCTACCGCCGTGAAAGGGCGGCGTCCTAGGCCACTAGACGATGGGGGCCCGTTCCGAATCTCTCCGGGGTACCCACAACGCGTGTCGCGTTGGGAGCTCGCCCAGCTTAGGGCACAACTGCCTCAGAACCCAAACCGGATAACCTCGGTGCTCGCGCGCACACTCGACCAGTATCCTGTCTCGGCACGCCCCTATAGCTCAGTTGGTAGAGCTACGGACTTTTAATCCGCAGGTCCCAGGTTCGAGCCCTGGTGGGGGCACCAGACCGACACCGCCACCGCCACTCGGCAGTGATTTGATGCCTGTGGCTACATACACGAATGAGATGCCCAGCGTCGAGCACAGGTCGTCCAATTCGTTAACGTCCCAAGGGGTTTCACCAGACATCCGCCGCCAAATCCTGGGCTGGGATGTGCCCATCCGGCGTGCAACCTCGGATACAGATAGCCCCTTTCGGGCGAACTCCTGCCGTAGGCGCTGGGTGATCGCCTGCGACTTAGTAGGACCCTCGTCAGCGTCCACGAGCATCAGTGTTGTCATGTCAAATACTTTACACGGTGAGCGGATAGACAGCTAGTCAGATCGTATGGCCATCACGCCAAACGGGAACATATTCCGCATGTCGTGCTTGCGCTTCTATACGCCTAGCGTATAAAACTACACGTATGTCATTAGACCCAATAAGCCAGCGGGTTATGGGGAATGTACGCGCCGAGATGGCACGAGCGGGCGAGTCGCAGTCCTCCCTATCGCCCAAGATTCTGCTCTCCCAGGCAGCGCTTTCCCGGCGCTTATGTGGTTTCACCGCGTTCACCGTTGACGAGCTGGCCCGAATCGCTGGAGCGCTCAATGTCCCGATCACAGCGCTACTTGCGGATCAAGCGGTGGCTTCGTGAGTGCGATGATGCGGCTGCTACCCGCCGTCGCTGCTGGGATTCTCGCCGGTGAACTCGTACGGAAGCGGGCCGTCGCCCACAAAGTAGACGCCGCTCGCAACGACAGAGTCGTAGATCTCGCCGAAAGCTGCGCGGTCGATCTGGGTCGTCTCGTGGCCCTCGTAGGCGAACTGGATAGGGATCTGCGGGCTGAACCACAGGGTTCGCGCCACGTCCACTCCTTCGACGTTGTTCGCGAGCACCACGGCGAAGGATCTGCCCTCGATGAACGCATTGCGAGTCAGCACTTCCAAATGAGCCAGTTGGATGTCAGAGAGTCCAATACTCGTCGTTTCTCCCCCGTAGATCAGCTGCCCCATAAGACTTCTCCTTCTCTCGATGGTGTTGACAGCCCGAGCGTAGGAGACGGCCCGGCCCCCGGCGATCCCGAGGGGCCGGGCCACCACACAACCGGTGGTGGTCCCCTATGAGCGCCGTCGAGCTGTTCACCTACGCCAGCACCCACAATCTGCGCGTCGTCCGTGACCTCGACGGCGAGGCCCTCGTGGTGCTCGCTGACCTGTGCCGAGCGCTCGACATCGCCAACCCCAGGAACGCCGCCGCGCGTCTCGCTGACGACCAAAAGGGTGTCGCTCTGGTGGACACCCCCGGTGGCACTCAGCAGATGACCGTCGTCAACGAGTCCGGCCTCTACGAGGTGATCATCCGATCGGACAAACCCGGGGCCGCCAGGTTCCGACGATGGATCACCACCGAGGTTCTGCCAGCGATCCGCAAGACCGGCACCTACAGCCACTACCCCGCCCACCCGCGCGAGCTGCCCTCCAAGCGCCAGCTCGCGCAGATGGTGATCGACGCCGAAGACCGCGCCGACGCCGAGACGCGGGCACGTGTTCACGCTGAGATGCGCGCCAAGGAACTCGAGGTACCCGCGCTGGCGTGGTCTCACATGGCCGACTCATCCGGCGACTACTCGGTGGCCGACGCCGCCAAGGTGCTCAGCCGCGACCCGGCGATCTCGATCGGTCGAGACCGGCTGTTCGCCCAGATGGCCAGCGCCGGGTGGATCTTCCGAGACCGCAGCACCAACGCGTGGAAGGCCATGCAGGCGCAGGTGGACATCGGTCGTCTCGTCGAGAAGCTGGGCAAGCCCTACCTGCACGAGGCATCGGGCGAAATGCGCGCATCCGATCCAACCATCCGGATCACACCCAAGGGACTTCAAGAGCTGCACAAGCGACTAGGCGGCACCGACAAAATCCAGTCCGTCGCATCGGCGTAGGCCGAACTCCAGTGCAGCACAACTGAATATGGAAAACCCCGGCGGCGGGTGAACTTTGGCGAGCGAGCCCGCCGTCGGGGCCACTGCAACCAGCCTAAAGGAGGCCGGTCATGTCACACCGTATCTATGTCCCTGCTCAGCGCGTCGGGGGTGCCCGATGAGTGCACCCATCACGGCAGCCGATGTGCTGCGTTCCGCTCTGGTTGAGCTGCGTCGCCCCCTCAACGAAGACGGCAATGGCTGGGCTCAGCATCAATTCGGCAGCGGTGACCGCTGCAAATGCGCCATCGGTGCCATTGAGTCCGCTGTCATCACCTTGACCGGGGACGACGCACCACATGCGCAAGCGCCGTACTTCGAGGCTCGCTCGATACTGGCTCAGACGATCACCGGGGCCGACGATGACCCACGGGATTGGTCGATCATCAGCTGGAACGACTACCCAAATCGCACCTTCGCTGAGGTGGAAACGGTTTTCGAGCGCGCGATCGAACTCGCCGAGGCGGGTGCCCGATGAACATCGCCATCATGCGCAATGCCGCATTCACAGTCGGCGCCATCGCCCTCATGTTCGCGCTTGTCGCCCTATCCAGCGGCCACCGTGGCGATTTCGTCGTCGCCATGCTGGCGTTCGCCATCGCCATGTGGGCCGATCTTCGCACCAATCGCCGAGGCCGGTACCGCGATCGGTCGGCCGTCCTGCTGTTCATTGCCCTGATCGCCATCGTGGTAACCGGCTTGTTCTCAGCGCCGGACGCGTACGCCGCACAGGCCCTCTCTCAGAACGGAATCCACGCGTGAGCTACCAGACCGCAATCCTCATCGGCCTACAGGGCAAGCACATCTACGGCGGCACCGTCCCCGAGGCGGTGGTGCGGGAACGCCGCGCCAAGAACCGGGCGGCACGTCGCGCCCGTCGAGGCAATACCGCCGCCCTGCGTAAGCAAGCTCGCCTGAATCGGCTGGCGCGCAAGCCGCATCACGTCCGAGTCGTCAACCCGCTAGACCGCCCCATCGAGGCCGAGGTGGTGGACGCGTGAACGCCATCTTTGCACCGTTCGGCACGGTCAGCTACGGCAAGCACACGGCCGGTTTCATCAAAGGAAATTCGCTCAGCCCCAACGTCTACGTCGGTCGGCACCGCCGCGACGAACAGGCCGAAGCGCTGTCGGATTTCTTCACCGACCGCGACGGTCGGGAAGCCGCCAGCGCCATTCTCAAGGCGGGCGCGTGATGACCGAAACACCCAAGCCCACAAGGGAACTCATTGCGAAGATGCGTCAGGCAGCGGGTGCGCTGCAGGACGCTACGCGTGTCCACTTCGGAGACGACAATCCAGGGCGCGTAAGCCAGACCGACTGGAACCCTGTGTACCTGCGTCGAGTTGCCGACAACTGGGAGTCCGACCTTGACGCCGCCGACGCGCTCATCGAACAGCTGACGCGATGCATCGCCGGAACACTCACCGAATCTGAGCAATACGTGGATGTCGCTCGTGCTCGTGCCCATCCGATCGCATGCAGTGTGCTTGCCACCTTCGACGTTAAGCCCAAGGTGGTCGCGGAATGAACATCCCCGAGGGTTACGAGCTGCACTACGCGATCAAGCAGCCCGACGGCTCGCTGGCGCCCATCCCGGGAACGGACCAGCCTGCGTTCTTTTTCGACAAGTCCGTCGCCGAGCGCGTCCTCGGCCACCTACAAGAGGGTGCCGCGCGCATGGGCATCACCGCATACGCCGGCCGAATCGTCTATCGGATCTGCTCGTCGTTCCTCGATCCCAACGATCCGATCGTCGAGACGATCGGGCAGATCGAAACATGACTGAAATCACAAGGGGGGCAATCATGATCACAATCGAGCCGGGATCAGCCGAATGGCTGGCCATGGTCACGCCGAGCAAGGTTCCATCCATTCTCAAGATCTCGCGCTGGAAATCGCAGTACACCCTCTGGCACGAAATGGCTGGAATCATCGCGCCAGCACCGATCGCCGAGGCTCGGCAGGACGATTTCGACTACGGCCACGCCTGCGAGCTGGCTGCCCGCGAATACTGGAAATACAAGAATCCGGGCTGGCGCATCTCGCAAGGGGAGGTGCAGATCTCGAACCCTGATCTACCGTTCCCGAACCTGGCCACGATCGACCTGCGCGCCTCTCGGGGCGCAACACGTCGCGTCGTCGAGGTGAAGACGGCCCGTGATCTCGGCGAGTTCGGAGACGACGGCAGCGGCGAGATCCCAAGGGACTACGCCGCGCAGGTGCTCATGCAGATGCTCATCACCGGATGGCACGACACGGCCGATCTCGTGTGCTGGGCGCAGTACGGAAAGCCGCGCATCTATCACGTCGAATATGACGCCGAGGTCGCCGAGGCGATCATCGGGCTGTGCGTCGAGTTCGTCGAATCCCTTGCCGCCGGGGAGAAACCGGAGCTTGACAACACGGTCTCAACCTACGAGACCGTGAAGGCGATGCATCCGGACATCGACAGGGGCGAAGAGGTGCAGATCTCGCCGGTTGCGGCATACGAACTGCTCGCGGCCGATGGACGGGCCAAGGAAAACGAGTCGCTGCTACGTGGCCACAAATCGGCGCTGCTCGACCAGATGGGTCGGGCGCAATACGCCAAGGTCGGCGACATCAAGGTGGCCGACCGCCGACCGCACGCACGCGGGTCTGTCGCCCTCGTGCTCGCACCCAAGAACGTCGAACAAATCGCCAACCACATCGACCAGATGGCCAACCTGGAAGGACAACCCGCATGACCGCTGAACTGGAAACCGTTGCCGCCGAAGCTGATATTGAGGTGCTGCCGCCCCGTCGGCCATCCTCGGCCGAGGCGCTCGGCGCACTGGCCGCGCACGTGGAGGCGATGAACAACGCCAAGGTGCTTGGTGACGCGCTCGCCGATACCGAGCTGGTACCCGACACGTATCGCGGCAAGCCCGGTAATGCCGGTGCCGCAATCCTGTTCGGCGCAGAGCTTGGGTTGAATCCGATTCAATCGCTGCAACAGATCTTCGTCGTCAAGGGCAAGCCCGCCATCTACGCGCGGACGGCGGTTGCACTGCTCAAGGGGCACGGCATCGTCGTGCAGACATTGGAGACGTCGGACACGAGCGTGACCGTCACTGCGACTGATCCGCGCACGGGACAAGTGGAAACGTCTACTTGGGACATTGGACGGGCGACCAAGGCCAAGTACACCACCAACGCGCTGTACACCACCGACCCGCAAGCCATGCTGTACGCGAAAGCGGCAATGGAAGTGTGCCGCAAGATCGCCCCGGACATCCTGCTCGGTATCCCTTATAGCCGTGAGGAATTGGACCTAGAGCAGCAACCGGTACGCGTACGGGCCGAACGTGAGGACCGAGGACTCAAGGGCTTGCGCGCCGCAGTCATCGACGCGGAACCGGCAGCCGCCGAGCCGACGCCCGAAGCACCCGAGGTGCCGATGGTCACGAAGGCCCAGCTGACCAAGCTCCACATCCTGCTCGGCGAATGTGAGGTCTCGACCGGAGATGACGGACATGCCGTCGGCCTGGCATGGCTCGCCGCCGAGGTGGATCGCCCCCTCAAATCGTCCAAGGAACTCACCCGCCAAGAGGCCAGCATGGTCATCCAAGTTCTGGAGCACGAGAAGACACAACGTGCTCAGAAGTCCGAAAACCCCACCACCACAACAGAAGGGAAGTAACACATCATGGCCGAAGTAACCGAAATGCCCGCAGGACTGCCCAGTACCAACGCGCTGGACAACCTACCGATCCAACAGCCGCTCATCGATGGCGCGTACGTCCGGTTCGCCGGTACATCGGCCGGCGTGCTCGAAGATCCACCGGCCCTCGATGAGGAACGCACGTACATCGTCAAGGCCCGATGCAAGCAGTTCAACCGATCCATCCGGGCAGATGCCGAGGAACGTGTCACGACCGTGATGCAGATCGAATCGTTGTATGAGCAGGGCAAGACGCCGACCGTCACCCAGGATCAGCCTGGCCTCTACGACGAGGATGAGGCTGACGACACCGAGGGTACCGGCGACTAGTGCACCTGAATTCCGCTCTCGACCACCGCGATTGCCCCACGGTCGCGGTGGTCGAGAGCGACGACTATCCACTCGGCGAGCACCCGCCCGTCGCCTGGTGGCAGGTGCAGAACGTGCCGTACGCGGTCGTTGAGTTCATCACGCCGATAGCCATTTCGGTGACCGAGGCCATGCTCGACCTGATCTCGATTGCGTTACTCGGCAAGCCCTGGTCCGAGCTGGTCGACGACCGTCCGTGGCCGTGGTCGGAGTGGCTCACGTGAACGACATCTACGCCGCCGAGCGTGACGAAGCATGCGCCTCACTCACCGCGCTGATCCGGCGACCACCCTGTCAGATGGGCGTTACCGGGTACTGCCTGCATGGGCGACATGAAGACTGCCCGTACCGAACCGGCGGCAGCCTGCAGGACGGCATCGTGCTCAACGAATGCACCGTCACATTTCCCGGCACCCGCAAGGACTACGGCGACATGCACGCCGCGCATTACGCGGATGGTCGAACCGTGCAGGTGGTCAAGCCCTCCCACCGATACCGCTGCCCGTGCGAGTGCCATCGCGCATTGCCGGTCGGACAGCTGGAGCTTTTTGGAGTCAGCGCATGAGCACGCCCTACTACCAGGATGATTCGGTCACACTCCACCACGGCGACGCGCTGGAAGTGGCGTGGACACTGCCCGATGAGTCGGTCAACTGCATCGTCACGAGCCCGCCGTACTTCGGTCTCCGCGACTACGGGTCGCCGATGCAATGGGGCTTGGAGTCGTCACCCTCGCTTTACGTAGCCAGAATGCGACGGCTCTTCTCCGAGCTGCATCGAGTGCTGGCCGACGACGGAACACTCTGGTTGAACCTTGGTGACAGCTACGCGTCCGACCCCGGGAATGGTCGCGGTGCCGGATCCACCCTGGCGGGGAGAAAGCACGATGTGTCCGGCTCACCTATGCCCACATCGAACACGTGCAAGCCGGGAGTGGCCGTGCCTCGTAAGAACCTGCTCGGCATCCCGTGGCGGGTGGCATTTGCGTTGCAGGATGACGGCTGGATCCTGCGCAACGCGATCGTCTGGAGCAAGCCGAACGCGATGCCCGAGAGCGTGACCGACCGCTTGTCCAAGCGGTACGAGAATGTGTTTCTCTTCTCGAAGTCATCGCGTTACTGGTTTGACCTGGACGCCGTGCGTGTTGAATACAGCGGCGACCGCACGCCGTCGCGGACTGCGCGCACGGGTGCAACCAACAAGCGCAACAGCATCGCGACGGCGTGGAACGCAGAGGCGGGCTCTCGAAACCCCGGCGATGTGTGGGTGATCCCGACTCAGCCGTTCCCCGAAGCGCATTTTGCGGTCATGCCCCTGGCGCTCGCGCAGCACTGCGTGATGGCCGGATGCAAGCCCGGCGGTACCGTCCTGGACCCGTTCAGCGGCTCTGCCACAACAGGATTGGCGGCGCAGCGCCTCGGCCGCAAATACATCGGAATCGACTTGAACCGTGAGTATCTCGACCTCTCGCTCCGCACGCGCCTGCAAGCGGTTCCGCTCGATTTCGAGGCGGGCGCATGAGCCGCACCCCCGAGAGTTCAGCGGCCTACCGCGCCGGGTTGTGCGTCGACTGCCTGACCGAGCCGCACAGCCCCGGTCGGCCCCGGTGCGACAAATGCCACACGAAATACAGAAGGGGTGAGTGATGGGCGAGTTAATTCTTTACGGCGCTAGCGATGACCTACTGGAGGTCGAGGGCGTTTTCGATGAAGAGTTCGGAGCCTACGGCGGTGCAACCGTGGTCGTGGAAGCACCGAGCGGCGAAAGGCTCTGGGTGCGCGCGCAACACGATGAGTACGTGCCGTTGCGCGGCGTTGGCGAGGGCTGGGTGCTATCCGTGCTGCACGCCGACCCGGCGCGCGGATGGCGTTGGCCCATCAGATTAGGCGCCCGCCCCGGCCGCCCCGAAGACCCCGCCCTGATCATCGAGTGCCCAGACGGGACAACGGTTTGCGAGTGGGTGTCCTGATGCCCATCCGCCCCGAGAACCGCGACCGTTACCCCAAGGACTGGCCCGAGATCTCGCACCGCATCCGTTTCGAACGCGCCCGAGGCCGCTGTGAGTGCGAGGGCGAGTGCTTACGGGGTACACACCTCGACCGCTGCCCGAACGTCAACGGACAGCCCGCATACGGCACCGGCAGCCGCGTTGTGCTCACCGTCGCGCACCTGAACCACACCCCCGAGGACTGCCGCGACGAGAACCTGCGCGCGATGTGCCAGGGATGCCACCTGCACTACGACCTAGAGCACCACGCGCAGACCCGCCAGCGGACCCGTACGGCAGCTCTGGAGGCACAGATGGATTCGTTATTCGAGACGACGGAGGTAACGGCGTAATGCCGCATTTCAAGGTCAGCGACGACTCGCACTCGCACCCCAAGGCGATCATGGCCGGGGATGCGGCGTGGGGCATGTGGAACCGCGCTGGCTGCTGGTCAATGGCCTACGGCACAGACGGATTCGTACCCGATTGGTGGGTCAAGCAACAGCCCCAAGGCGCGGCCAAGGCCAAGGCGCTGATTGGTGCCCAGCTCTGGATCCGGGGCGAGTACGAGGGCGGTCGGCCGGAATATCAAGGGCAGAAGGGCTACACGTTTCACGAATGGCGTCAGGACACCTACGAGAAGGTCGAAGCTGACCGCGCGAAGTGGCGGGACAAGAAGGCCACCCAACGCGGCTCGATTCCTCGCGTGTCCCCCGGGGACAAACGGGGGGACAACACCGGGGACACCCGCCGGGACTCCCGCGAGAGTCCCGGGTATATACCCAATACCCAATACCCAAAGAACTCTGGGGAACCTAAGAGCGCTAGTCCAGACTCGACCGCGAGCGAGCCGCGCAGCGCACCCGTGACGCCAGCTGCGAATCGACTTGTCAGCGAGCACATCCCCGCCACGCACCCCGCCGCTGTCCGAACCGAACTGCGCCTACAGGCATCCGCGCTGCTCAAAGATGGCCAATCCGAGGAGCTGGTCGGCGCTGCGCTCGCGCTCTGGACCACCAAGAGCCTGCACCCGAAGACCCTGCCCAGCTTGGTATCCGAGCTGATCAACGGCCGAAACCAGCCTGTCCGCAACACATCCGAGCACACCAACGCACCCCCCGCCGCGCGCAAGGTCGGCATCGGTCTCGACCTCGCACGCGAATTCGCCAACCAGCCCGAACAACCCGCACTGGAGGCTTGATGAACACCAAGAACTACCCCCAGATGGCAGCCCTCGTGCTCGCGAAATGCGCCGCCTACGACCCGTACCTGACCGCCCCGACCAAGGAAACTTGCCTCGCATGGGCTGAGCAATTCGAGCTGTACGGCCTCGATCTCGATGACCTGACCAAGGCCGTCACCAAGGTCTACAGCGAGCACGGATCAGGCTATCGGCCGCTCCCCAAGGACATCACCGACGCCGCCAGGGCCATCCGCAAGGAGCGCACCGAACGCGAGTCCAGCGCGCAGCGAGAGGCGCGTGAGGACCGGCTCGACGCACGGCCGGCGCTCGTCGACCACCGCGCCGAGATCACCCGATTCGCGACCACGTTCGGGGCGATCTCATGAGCGAGCACAACCCGCCGCCGTACGTACCCCGGCGCCCCCGCCCGAGCGCGTCGCGCGGCCCCGTGGTCGCCGCCTACGCCGACAAGATCGACTACCCGTGCGAGCACTGCCACGTCGAACCGGGCAGCTGGTGCAAGACGCCACACGGCACCGACGCCATCGCGCCATGCCTCACTCGAGGCGCCAAGGTAGGCGCGCGGTGAGCGCCGATACGCGTTGGTGGGCAGCAGGACCGACCCACGACGACGCGCCACCGCCCAGCCCTACTGGCCGCCTATGCGACGGATGCATGCGGCCGGGATGCCCCGAACATTGCCCGTTTCAACCGGAACCGACGAAAGGACACAACCGATGACCGCCCACCCGCAACAGATCCTCGACAAGATGATCGAGGTAGCCGAAGACCCGACCACCTCACACGCAGTGCTCGTGTTCGGACTCAAGGAACTACCCCACGACGACCTCGCACAAGCCCTCGCGCTGGCCGTCCAGCGACTCGCAGCGGCACGCGCAGTCGGCAACGCGCTACAGGGGCGCGCGGCGGCCCGATGAGCGATTTGCAGAAGGCATTTGAGGACGGCATCGACTTGGGGCTCAGGCTCGCGCGGCTCTGCGCGCGGGATGCAGCGGACTGTGAGGAACGGCATGGCTCCCCTCGCGTCGCCACTGGCTTGCGCGACTTGGCGACAGCCCTCGAAGGGGCGCCATCGACGGGATACCCGAGGTATGGGCAATGACCACAGTCCTCGGCATCGACCCGAGCCTCACCAACACCGGCCTCGCCGTGATCGAGAACGGCATACCCGTGCGCCGGCACTCGATCGGGTGGAGCGGGCACAACGGAGCCAGCTACGACGAGCGTGAGGAACGCATCGTCAGCCTGGTCAACTCAATCAGCGTTTGGATCAAGGAAACCGGCGTCGTGGCCGACCTCGCAGTCATCGAGGGCCCGATCTACCACGGCAAGATGCTGCCCTCGCAACATGACCGCGCTGGCGCATGGTGGGGGTTCTATTCGCAGCTGCGCCGCAAGCTGAAAGTGCCACGGGCCGTGTGCTCACCAACAACCCGAGCGCGGTGGGCCACCGGCAACGGGCACGCCGACAAGAAGGACGTACTGACCACGGTGCGCGCCTGGTACCCGAGCGTCAAGGTACTCAATGACGACATCGCCGACGCCGTAGTACTCGGACTGATCGGCACCATGAAGCTCGATCGCAGCATCCGAATGCCTTTCCTGGTCAAGGAACGTCACTACGAAGGGCTGGAGGCAGTCGCATGGCCGCGATGAGCGATTGGGACGGGGTGCTCAAGTGTTGGCCCGCGCTTGACTGGAGTCACGTGCCAGACGATCCGTTTGACCCCACCCCGTGGCTCAGCATGTTCTACAACGACGTGGACCTCGCCTCGATCGACTGGGCCGACGAGATGCGCAAGCTGCCAGGGCAATTCACTCAGCGGTTGTACTTTCCCGGATCGCTGGACCACCGCATCATTTCGCAAGCCGTTCGCGAACTCACCGAGGCGATCTAGTGGCCCGAGGGAAGCACCATATGCGCCGACCGAGCCAGGATCGGCCGTTGGTCTACTACCTCGGCGTTTGGCTGCGCAGCGGGCACCCCTCGCGCTACGACGCATGGCCAGTGCTCAACCCGCTCAACGAATACCAAGAGAGGCTGACCCGTACCTGATGACGAATTGCCGCAACTGTGGACGCAAGTCAGACATGTTCCTATGCTCGGGTTGCGTCGAGGAACTCGACATCATCCTCGACGGAATGCCCTGGCTGCTCAAGCAAATCGAGGTCAGCATCTTGCGGCAAGATCGACTCACCGTTGGTGAGGTCGGCAAGAGCGCGGGCACCCCAAGCCCGCTCAATACCGATGCCGTGGTGATCGCCGACCGTGCCCGCAACACCATCTCGACATGGGTCCGCGACCTGTGCGAGACACGACGCATCGAGTTCACCGTCCCCATGGTTGTAAGTCGCGGATTCATCGGACCCCTGAAACCAGATTGGCGACGCGTCGCCGACGACTACCAGCCCACCGCCGCCGACGGCGCCCGCTGGCTCGCCGAACACGTCAACGCCATCGCCCTCGACGTCGGTGCCGCCCGGTGCTTCAAAGAGCTGCACGACCTCGCCGACGAGATCGTGGCCGCGATCAACCGCCCAGACCGCCATTTCGCCGGCCCCTGCCCCACCGTCCGCGCCTACTCACCCACCGGGAAGGCGATCGAGTGCGGCGAGTTCCTCTACGCGGGCACCGAGGAACGCAACGTCACGTGCCCCAAGTGCAACCAACCCGTCGACGTACAGCGCAACCGGCAACGCGCATGGCGTGAGGGCGATCTCATGACCGAACGTGTCCTACTCAAACGCCTCACCGACATCGAGGAACCCGTCTCCCGCGTCCAGTTCTACGCGTGGATCAAGGCGCGCAAGGTCGCGGTACGCGGATGGCTACACTGTGGCGCGTTCGTCGAGCACTACATCCAGCGGGGAGACCCTCGCGTGTTCAGCTTCCGCGAGGTGCGCCAGCTGCGCGAGGCGGAACTGAAAGCGGCACAGGCCGGGGCGCCGGACGAGATAGCGGCGGCAGAGGTGCCATCGGTGGCCGTCGACGAGCCCGAGCACGAGCCCCCGCGCCGACACTTCTCGCGTACATACGGGCAATCGGGGACGTCGACGTGAGGCTCTGGTGTATCGGCTGCGACGACATTCACGACGAAGCCGATGTTCGGTGGACGCCGCAGTGGGAGCTGCTTTGTCGGTCCTGTGTTCGCGCCCAGTGCACACACGGCGTCAACGGCGTGTGGATACCCGCCTGCACCCGGTGCGGCAACTACTGGAATGAGCAATGCCACGTCGTGGCCACGTCCGTGTCAGAGCTTTGTCGGTGGTCAGCGGTACAACTTGCAGATGGCACGGCCACCGCGCGATAAGTTCCCCAACGCGTACGTCGGTGACCTCGTGCCCAACGGCAAGGGCTGGACCGTCGTCAGCCCCACCTACTGCCCGAACTGGCATAGCGCCGACGAGCCAGGGTGGACCCAGCGGTGCCGTCCGTGCGCATGCGGCGGCAAGCACCACATGTGGACATGCCACTGTGGTGCGACCGTCTACGCACCCAAGATGGGCCCCGGATGCGAGATCCTCAACGGGCCCGGTTCGAGCCGCGAGGAAGGCCAGAGACAGCAGCCGTAAGCGAGGCCAGCGAGTCGTCCAGTGATGACACCGTCACCCCGAACTCATCGGCCAGCTTCGTTCGCGATTCACCCGCCGCTATCCGGGCGGCAATCTCGCGTCGTTGGTGCATGGTGAGCGTCATCACCCCGCCTGTCGATCGTCGCGACGCGCTTCGGCGTGCTCAGTCAAGATCCGCTGCACAAGCTTGCCGTCGCCGGCCGAGTTGCCTCGCGCGAGACCGAGCTCGGCGGCCTCGGCCACCAGCTCATCCTTGACCCACTGCGGTACGCGCGTCTGGACGGTCGGCGAGTGCTTGCCCTCACCCGACAGCGAAACGCGCCCTTCCCGGTTCAGGTTGGCCATCGAGCGCTCACGGCTCACCCGGGCCGCCTCGTCTGCCAGCGCGTCGGCGTCGGCGTTGGTGAGGCGCTCGCCGTCGACCGTGACCACCTCGTCGTCGAGGTCAACGTCCTCGTCGAGGATGATCGGCTCCTCTTTGCGGCTCATGGTGCGCACCCTTCTGCTACTTCCGGAATCTCAGCGGCATGACGTGAATGACCAGCCAGACCGCGTGCTGTCCGTCCCACACGTCGTCCGCGCCCTTGATGCCGATCTCCAGATCGATACCCCGGTCGTCGGTGCCAACGAACATCCCCATGACGCCGCGTGCGTCCCTGCGGATCTCCACCAACACCGCGTTGCTCATTGCCGCCTTGGCGTGAGCCCGTCCGATCCGATGCTTGCGAGCGGACTGCGTGAAGCGGAAGACGATGCGCATAAGCCAAGTGTGTCATACACACCCGACAAATGCAATCGGCAATGTCATACACACTAGACAGTATGTAGTTTCCAGTACATAGCGTCAAGACAGTCTTGATCGCCCGCCATGACACACTCGAATCACACGCATGTAGTTAAGAGCCCCTGACCTGCGTATACTTCGATTTGTCAGTCGAAAACGCTGCCCAAAATACCCCGGCCTAGCTGGGGTTTTGTTGTATCTGGCGTTCGTCGAGCGCTTGCCGGATTCCTGCTAGCTCCTCGCTGATCGAAAGCAATGCCTTGGCCTTGGCTACCGCGAGGCTTCGGGCCGAGGTCTCGCGCACATCCGGATCGTCGTTATCGATGTGCCGCTCGAAGAAATCGATCCGCGTGAACGCTTCCTGACGTAGGTCATTGCTGTGTTTGCTCATGCCGCGATGGTATGGGAGGAGGCCCAATGCCATGGTCTGATCGCCGCACCCCTCGCCCACCTCGTGCTGCCGAGCAACGGATGCGGACCGACGCACTACGACGACTGCCTCACCGATGCGGAGCGCGAGGCGATGGCAAGCCCGAGACCGATGGCTGTGGCCGCACCGGTGTGTACCTGTACTGCGATCACATCGTCGCCCACTGGCGCGGCGGTGCCACGCACTGGCGCAACGCACAGCTGTTGTGCGAGCCCTGCCACAAGCCCAAGAGCAACCGCGACGCCAGCGATGCCAGGGCGCAAGCACGAGCTAGCCGACCGAAATGCCGCCCGCCCGAGCGTCATCCTGGCCTGATCACCAGACATACCGAGCAGTAGCTACCGCAACTCTCCACATATGCCCTGGTAGCAGGGGTGGGGAGGTAACCCGGCTACCCCCTATGCATCGCCGGAACGCTTTAGCACGCATCCACCTGCGTGCGCGAAGTTCTGGATTTTTTGGCGCTCAGCGAAGCGCTCAAGTCTCTGCCCGACCGAAGGCGGCGGGCATCGATCTGCACAAGGAGGCAGACCGAGATGACAACACCCGACATCCCGAAAGTACCGACCGGACTACGCAAGGGCGGCAAGGACCTGTGGACCTCGATTCACGCGAAGCACTACACCCTGCGCCCCGATGAGTTGCGGATTCTTGAGGACGCGTGCCATCAAGCGGACCTAATCGACGAGCTGAATCGCGAGCTGCGCAAGCAGCTGCGCGCGGGCAACTTCACGGTGGCCGGCTCGATGGGTCAGCAAGTGAGTAACCCGCTGATCTCCGAGATTCGGCAGCACCGCGCCACGCTGACGCAGATGCTCGCCAAGCTCAAGTTGCCTGACCTGCCCAGCGAGCAGCGCAACGCCGGTGACGGCCACCGTGGCGAGCAGCAGCGCAGCGCTGCTCACGCGCGGTGGAACATCCCGCCCGAGGCGTCCGCGTGATCACGGCTGTCGTCGCGCAGACCAAGCGCGCCGCACGGCAGCTCGCCGCGAACTTGGGGATAGATACCCCGCATACCTTCGGGGCTGGCTGTGTCTCGGCGTTCGAGGGGCTGCGCGCCGATCGCGTGCTGATCCACGCCGACGCGAACATCCCCGACGACTTCATGCACACGATCTACTGCACAGCACTCAAGACGCCGCCCCGTGGCGCCCCAATTCTGCGGGTCTCGGTTCGTCCGGTCGAGTAGATGGCCTCAATCGGCGCCCCGGCGCTGATCCGCAAGCACGACTACTCCCACGTCATCGCTTGGTATCGCCACCAGGTACCCCGTACATCGCCGCCGAAGTACGGCCGAGTTGTCCCCGAACGCATTGGCCCAACCTGGGATTGGGACGAGGAGCGCGGGTGGAACTTGCCCGAGCACACGCTCGGATGGGAAATGCTCGGATGGACCGGGTATTGGCTCAAGGACGCGAACAGACAGCCGTGGCAGTGGACCATGGAGCAGGCCCGCATGCTGCTCTGGTATTGGTCACTCGACGAGACCGGGCGTGTGCAGCATCCGACCGTCACCTGGCAGCGGATCAAGGGCCATGGCAAGGACCCGCTTGCTGCCGGCGGTGTCGCGTTGCCGTCGGCGTTCGCCCCGTGCATCTTTGACCATTGGGGTCCTGACGATGAGCCTGTCGGCCGCGAGAATCCAGCTGCGTGGGTCCAGGTGCTTGCCGTCGCCGAGAAACAGACCAAGAACACCCTCGGCATGGTCCGCACGCTGCTCTCAGATGAGTGCAAGCGCTACTACGGCATCACCACAAGCGGTGTTACATGCCATGGGATGGGCCAAACCCGGCTCATCGAGGGCGTGACGCGGAACTACCTTGCGATCGAAGGTAACCGGACCGACACCATCATCCGCAACGAGCCGCAGAACTGGAACTCGTCGAACCAGGGACACGACCTCGCAGAAGCGGCCGAAGGTAACCGAGCCAAGATCAGCCAGGGTCGATCGCTCGACATCTGCAATGCGTTCCGGCCCGGTGAGGACTCGGTTGCCGAACGGGAGCGCGACGCGTGGGAGGCCACGCAGGACCGCCCGGATCTTGACCGGCAAGCGACGCACATCGACGTTGGCCACCTGTACGACTCGCTGGAAGCGCCACCGAAAGCGCCTTTCAACGCAGAGGCTTTCGTCGAGGTGGTCGAGGCGGTGCGGGGCGATTCGCATTGGGTCGACCCGATTACGTCGCGCGATTCAGCGCTCAAGGCATCGTCTACACCGAGTGAGCAGCGGCGCAAGTGGTACAACCAGATCGTCTCGAAGGAAGACGATTGGATCGAGCGCGAGAAGTGGGATGCGTGCAAGGGCGATAGGTTCGTCGCTGACCGCGAGCGGATCGCGATGTTCCTGGACTGCTCCAAGTCTGACGACGCGACCGCGCTCATGGGGTGCCGCCTGTCGGACGGGCACGTGTTCACGATCGGTATCTGGGCGCGGCCCTCGCGTGAGCGACCTAAACCGGGCGATCCGGTCTGGCTGGTGGATCGCGATGCAGTTGACCACCGGGTCCGAGAAGCCAAGGACCACTGGAAGATTGTTGCGTTCTGGTGTGACCCGTCAGGGGCGCGCGATGACGAGACCGGCGAGCGATACTGGGACACCTACATCGAGGAATGGCGGGTGCTGTTCGGCAACACCCTGACCGCACTGCCGGCTGTGAAGACCGGGCCCTATGCGCATCCGATCGTGTGGGACATGCGCAACCCGATCCACACGCAGCTGTTCGTGGCCGAGGCTGAGCGGTTCGTCACGGAAGTCAACGAGGGCAAGCTGACCCACGACCGCAACGGACTGTTACGCCAGCACGTGATCCAAGCCAAGCGGGCACCGAGCAAGTACGGAATCTCGCTCATGAAGGAACATCGCGAGTCCGCCAAGAAGATTGACGCCGCTGTCGCCGCCGTCGGCGCGCGGCTCATGTACAAGCAGATCATCGGCAAGCCGAGCAAGGGCAAGTTCGCCCCTGGTCGCGGTCGCATGCTGAGCAGACGTTAGGAGGGCCGCGTGACGCTTCCACATCTCCCCGCCCCGGTGGTCGCCCCGGTCAGCCCGGATCTCACCGACGATGAGCAGAAGGTTGCCTGGCGTCTGGCCTCGGTGCTGTTCAGCCGGCGGCCCGAGTATCTGGAGTCCCGCCAGTACTACGAGGGCACGCAACCCGTTCCCTCGCTGGGTATTTCGGTACCGCCTGAGCTGGAGTCGCTGCGCGCGATCGTCGGCTGGGGTGGCTCGGGTGTTGACGCGGTGGTCGAACGTTTGCAGCTGCAAGGCATCCTGCTCAAGGGCAAGTCCGAGGTCGACGACGAGTTGCAAGAAGTCTTTCAGGCCAACAACATCGACGCGGAATCCCCAATGGTGCATGAGGATTCGCAGGTGTGCGGCAATGGCCTCGTGCTCATCGGAAACGGCGCCGACGGCGCGATCATCACCGGAGAGTCACCGCTGAACATGACCGCGCATGTCGATCGCGCTACCGGGATCACAACGTGCGCCTACCAGACCTATATCGATGCCGATCCGGCCAGTGAGCATTACGCCAGTGTGCGAGCCACGATCTACCTGCCCAAGGTCACCACGCATATGGTCTCCCAGGCTGGCACATGGAAAGTCATCGACCGCGACGAGCATCCCGATACGGCCGAGTTCGGCTGCTCAGTGGTGGCGTTCCCGAATCGTCCAACCACTGGGAACCGTTGGGGCATATCCGAAATTGCCCCGGCTTGGCGCAACTGCATGAACCGAGCAGCCCGCACGTGGGTCGAGCTCGAAGTGATGCGCGAGTTCCACATCATTCAGAAAATCATGTTTCTGGGCGCCACCGAGAAGGCGTTCCAGGACGGCAAGGGCAACTACAAGACGGTGTGGGAGTCCTACGCCGATATCATGCCCGCCATCGAGCCAGACGAGGACGGAAACGTCCCCGAGGTCAAAGTGATTCAGGGTCAATCCCCCGAGGGTCTGCTCAAGATCATTGACGGCGAGGCTCGCCTCATGTCCGGATACACCGGCCTTGACCCACAGAGTATGGGAATCGTCAGCACCGGCAATCCGGTCTCCGGTGACTCGATCGGCAAGTCTGACTTTCGACTCAAGCGCCGCACTGACCGCAAGACGCAGGGCTACGGCAACGGGTGGGTCAGCGTCGCGAACTGGACCTACCTTGTGCGCGGTGAGCGTCGCGACGAACTCAAGCGCGCCGAGGCCGATTGGGGCCCGACCGGCATTCCGACGCCGGCTGCCGACTCGGACGCCGTAACCAAGCAGATTGCCGCCAAGCTCATTCCGGAGCGTTCGGAGACCGGGCTGGCCAAGCTCGCCTACAGCGCGATCCAGCGCCAGAACATCGCCGAGGAATGGCGCGAGTTCGATGGGCGGGCGCTCATCGAGGCGTTGGTCGATCGCGTGCGCGAGCGCGCCCAACAGATCGAGCAGGGACAGGGCGACCAACAGCCCGAGACGCCGGCCGATGGCAACGCAGCCTGATCTAAAGCACTGGCATGCAGCCAACGAGCTGTTGGCCACGCAGGCAACCGCGCAGCTCGGCGCGCAGCTCGCCGGGGTGGGCTGGTCAGGCGGCGACGTCTCGGCGGCCGTGACCACGATCTACCGGGGCATTGTCACCGCGTACCGACGCTCGTCGTCGACGCTCGCGTTGCAGATGTACGCGGACATGCGACGCCGTGCGGGCATCGACGGCCGATCGCCCAAGGTCATGGCGCCCGATCCGGCGCCCGAGTGGATTGACACCAAGGTGGCCAGCGCGTTCAAGATCTCCGCGAAGGCGATCAGCCTGGCGGCCGACTCGTCGACCGACGCCACCGACCTTGGCCCGCGTGAGTCTGTCGACATCACCGGCGCCCATGCGGTCGAGAACATCGTGACGGCGCGGTTGTCGAACTCGATGCAACGCATGGTCGCCTCGGGTGGACGCGAAACCGTCGCGATGACCTCGGCCGAGGACGGCGCCAAGTACACCCACGCACCAACGAAACCGGCTGCACCACGGGGCGATCCGTCGCATTACATCCGGATGCCCACGAACCTCAAGCCGTGTGCGTTCTGCGTAATGCTGGCCACGCGCGACTCGGATTGGCGTTCATTCAAGACGGCGCAGTCGGCCGAGTTCGTCGTCGGCGGCCCCCGTGGTGCCGAGCGCGGCTCCCGCCGGGTTGGCGAGCGCTACCACGACCATTGCCAGTGCATTGCCGTACCGGTCTGGGGCACAGAGGAATTGCCGTTCGACCGCACCGGCTACTACGAGATGTACGCAAAGGCGTCCGCGAATGCGGGCACCGGCAAGACAAAAGACGTTCTGGCGGCAATGCGCCAGATCTACGGCATCCGCTGACGCCGTACCAACCCGGCAAGTGCCGAATCACCCGAAAGCCCAAGGAGGCTGACGTTCCCATGCCCGACGCACCGACCCCGAACAACATGCCAGGCGCAACACCCGAGCCAACTCCGGTCAACCCCACACCTGAGGTGCCCGAGGGCGCGCCCGTGCCGCCGTGGGGTGACAAGCCCGAGGACTTCGACCCCGCCAAGGCGTGGAGCCTGATCACGAACCTGCGTGCGAGTGAGGATTCCAGCAAGGGCACGATCGCTTCCCAGCGCGGCGAAATCGACGCACTCAAGGCGAAGCTTGCCGATGCCGAGCCGTTACTACAGGCCGCCGACGAGCAGCGCCGCCAGGAACAGGGCGAGTTGGCGACCGCTCGGGAGGACAATCAGAAGCTCGCCGATCAGCTCGCCGCGATCGAGAAGTCGGTCCAAGACGCCCGTTCGGCGGCATTGCAGGCCAAGGCCGAGGCGCTGGCATCGAACCGCGACGAGAACCGCGCGGGCAGCGCGTTCGTCAACCCCAAGACAGCGGCGAAGCTCATCGATCTGTCTGAATGCCTCACCGAGGCAGGCGAAATCGATGAGGCCGCCATCGCGTCGAAGCTCGACGCACTCGCAGAGACCGACCCGTATCTGGTTGCCACGGCGGCCACACCGGGCCGCAAGCCCAATCCGGCGCAAGGGCACGGAGGCGGGGCTGTCCCACTGGATGCACAGATCAAGGCCGCCGAGGAGCGCGGCGACGTTATGGCATCCATCGCCTTGAAGCAACAGAAGCACTACTCGAAGTAGATAGGAGACCATCATGGCCGGAATCACCGGTATCGGAACCACATTCAACGAGCCCAACTACCACGGCGAGCTGTTCGCGCAGACTCCGATCGACACTCCGCTGCTGTCCATGGCCGGCGGGCTGAGCGGCGGTAAGCAGACTGGTGCCACCGAGTTCGAGTGGCAGACTTACGACCTGCGCAAGCCCGAAGTGCGCCCCCGCAAGGAAGGCGACGACGCGCCCAATCCTGAGGCGCGGGTTCGTGCGAACGTCAAGAACGTCGTGCAGATCTTCCACGAGACCGTGGGCACCAGCTACACCAAGCAGGCCACCGCCGCGCAGCTGGCCACCACGCAGTCGGCGCCGTTCAACTCGACGGACGGTCTGGGGTTCGGCAACCCCGTCGGCAATGAGCACACCTGGCAGATCGCCCAGGCGCTCAAGCAGATCGCCCGGGACGCCAACTATGCGTTCTGGCACGCCAAGAAGAATGTGCCCACGGACAACACCACCGCCCGACAGATGGGCGGTCTGCTGTCGGTGATCAACACCAACAAGACCTTTGCCTCACCCGAGGTCACCGCCACCACCGCGACCGACACCGTGACGGCGGCCGCGAACGGTCTGGCCAACGGCGATCAGGTGGTGTTCACCGACACCGGTGCCGCGACCGGCATCCGTCTGGATGAGTCGTACTACGTGGTCAACGCAGCGGCGGGCACGTTCAAGGTCGCGGCGGCGGCCGGGAGCCCGGCAATCACCCTGGGCACCGCGAACGTCAAGTACGTACAGGTGTCTGGCGCTGCAGCTGCCAGCACAGGCGTGACCGTCGATCGCATCAATGCATTCGTGCAGGGCATTTTCGACAATGGCGGTCTGACCCAGGGCGACACCCGCGTGCTGTTCGTGCCGTCGATTCAGAAGACCCGGATCACCAAGGCGTACGCGACCGCATACGGCTCCAACGCCAACGGCGCGCTCGGCACCTCGGCGGGTCACACGGTCGGTGGTGTTGCGGTTGACCGCATCACGACCGACTTCGGCGAGCTGTATATCGGCGTCGAGCGTTCGCTACCCAAGGACGCTATTGCGGCGCTGTCGGTCGAGCAGATTGACCCGGTGTTCCTGAACATCCCCAACAAGGGTGTTCTGTTCGAGGAGGCACTCGCCAAGACCGGCTCGACCGACAAGACACAGGTCTACGGCGAGATCGGCCTCAAGTACGGCTCCGAGCGCGCCCACGGTGTCTACCGGGGCCTGGCGGTCGCCTAGCCATGACGGCACCCGCGAACCCCCCGCAGCCGTATGCGTCGCCAGCTGAGCTGGCTACGTATATGCAAATCGGGGACGTCGAGCCCGCGTGGGAAGCGACGGCCACGATGCTGCTGGGGTTCGCGGCGCTGCTGATCCGCACCGAGTACACGGACATCGATTCGCGCGAACCAGCGATCGATCCCGAGTTGCCCAAGCTCGTATCACTGGAGCTGGTCTCGAACAAGATGATCGAGAACGCCGCCGGTGGTGTCACCCAAGTCACCGAGTCCATGGAAGACATTTCGGTGACCAAGACGCTCGGCAAGGGCCAGCGTTTCGGCGGGCTGGCGCTCGACGAATGGGCGCGATCACTGCTGGCCGTGGAGCCGTCATCGGGCCCGAGGGCATTCGCCATCAAGCGCGGAACCGGCAGAGTTCCGAACAACCCCTACGACAACCAAACTCTGGGCACGGTTCGAGGGGCACCGTGGGTCCTCTGATCCGGATCCGCTACGGCGAGACCGTCCAGCGGACGCGCGTTACCCGCACCGGCGAGACCGACACCTCGGCGCCGCCGGTGCCGATCGAGAAGGTCGCATTCGCACGTGTCCAGAACGTCATTCGAGATGACGAGCACCGGGGCCGGCGCAGCACCGTCGAGCGAAACATGTGGTGCCCAAGGGGCGCTGACATCGCTTTCGGTGACCGCATCACCCGCACCAATGGTGAGGCGTACTCGGTGATCTCGGGCGCACAAGGCGATGTGGATCACCCGCTCACCGGCCACAACCTGGGCGTGAAGCGGTACCGCGTCCGGTCAGTGCAGGCCCCCGGTGGATGACATACACATCCCCAAGCCGAATCCGGCGTTGACCGCGATTCTCAAGTCGCCCAGGATGGCCCGCATTGTGCGGCTCAAGACCGAGTTCGCCAAGGCGCGCTATCGGGCGATCGTGGCGAAGCGATCACGGCGTCTGGCCGCCTCGGCGCGCGTGAAGCTGTCGATCGGCGGTTACAAGAATGACCGTTGGGTCGGCCAGCTCATCGTCGGTGAGGGTCTGAAATACGGCGCCTCACACGAGTTCGGCCACGACGCCGCGCGCAGCACCGAATCGGGCCAATACGTCGAACGCTCACCCAGCCGCCGCCGCGCAGTACGCAAGCGCAAGGCAAGAGCCGCAAAGGATCTCAAGCAAGTGTTGCGATCTCTGAGGAACTCATGACCATTCCATGGCTGCCAGACTGGTACGTGCCCGGTTGGCCATCGGCCGAGGATGCCGTCAAAGCGTTGTACCGCCCGGTGTTCCCGACCGGCGTACCTGGGGCGGTGCAGGTGGTCAATCAGCTGCCCGACGACGAAGCCGGTACCGGCTGGACGGGCCGAATCCTGTTCATAGCGCGGGCTGGTGGCGCGACAGTGAGCGTCCGTCACGACCAGGCGGCCATGCAGATCGCCGCTATCACCGACTCCCGCGCCGACTCACTGATCCTCTCGGGGTTCGTGCGGGACATCAATACCAGCATCGAAGACGACGAGATCGAGGTCGAACTCGACAACGGAAGCGTCGCCACGATCACCGAAGTGGTGGAAATCGCTGGCCCCGAGGAAGTCCCGGGGATCGAGTACGACGAGCGGATCATCCCCGCGACGTATCTATTTACTTTCGCAAATCCACTGGAAACCCCAGACTACAGCGGCTATCTCGGCCTCTGATCACGAAAGGAATTGGCAGTCATGACAACTCCCGTTCTCCCCGCATCCATCAAGGCATTCAAGGGCGCCAAGAAGGCGTTGCAGCTCGCCCCGCTCGACATGGCCGTCTTGGTCGGCCGCGCGGATCGCGTTGCCTCATTCACGCGCAACATCGAGGGCCCCGACAACAAGCCCGCGATTCCGACGGGCATCGTAGGCGTCGGATACCTGGCCAAGGACACCAGCATCGGCGTCAAGTTCGACATCTCCTCGAACGACATCGATTCGGCCGGTGAGGGTCTGCCGACCCGCATCATCATCGACCGGCAGTCGATTGAATTCGATTTCGAGATGCGTCAGACCGGACGGCAGGCATTGGAATTGCAGTTCAGTGCCGACTACTCGGCCGTTACGCCGACGGCGGTCACCGGCGGTATCCACGCACCGATCGCCACGGTTCCCGAGAATCAGGACTACCGGGCGATCATCCTGGGCAAGGACAGCTACCAGGCCAAGCCCATCTACTTCGGGTACGTGCTGAACATGGTGCAGGTGTCCAACGTCGACAACCAGAAGTGGGACCAGAAGAACACGCTTCTATGGCACCCCACCCTCAAGACGATCGCCGACGACGAGGATCTCGAGAACCTCGGCGAGTTCTTCATCTTCGGTGAGGGATTCAAGGCCCTGTCCGCAGTCACCGATACCGGGTTCGCCCCGCCGCCTGTCGAGTGGATCGACATCACCCCGCCGACGAGCGCGCTGTCGCTGTCACTGGCGGCCGGCGCCACCGCGCAGCTGGCGGTGCACGACAACAACGGCGCGAACCGCACGGCGGCGGCGACGTACGTCTCGTCCGCTACTGCCAAGGCCACCGTCTCGACGTCCGGCAAGGTCACCCCGGTCGCGGTCGGCACATCCGACATCACCGCGACGTTCAGCGGCAAGTCCGACACGGTGACCGTCACCGTCGTCGCCTAGCAGTACCCCCGGTCAACCCCTGGCGTCCATTGAGTTGGGCGCCAGGGGTTTTCCATGTCCCACCCACCACAACCCAAGAGGGAAACTCACATGACGACACGGACCAAAGTTGGCCGCTTCTACGAGATCATGAAGGAAGTGGGCAACGAGCCCTACGTCCTGACCGCAGACATCAAGATCCCGCGCATGAGCATCGAGGCGCGCAACACCTGGCGCGAGAACACCTACTTGCTGCTGGTGCGAAATGTGCTCGACGCCAAGATCATCAACGAGCAGGGCATCATGCCCGAACCGACCGACTACAGCGAGAAGGTCGAGCGGGCGCTACTCGGCGAGCAGTACGAGATCTGCAAGGCCTTGTTCGCCGACAACGCCGCCGCGTGGGACAAGTTCCTCGCCGAGGTGCGCGACTTCAACATGGTTGACGGCACCGAGTCGGAGAGTGACGCGGGAAAAGACGAGAGCGCACCGGCCGAGTAGTCGCCATAGTCGAGGCGCACTGGCTCGCCATTCAGTGGGATTTTCAGAATGTGTTGGGAATAAACGCACTTGACTACTTCTTAGGTATTCCCGGCCGTACCTGGTCCCAGTTCCTTGAGCACTTCGATTCGATGTGCCAGGAACTGGGCACCCGGTGCTGGGAGAAGGCGGCCACCGATCCGGAGCTACGTAGGCGGGTCGAGGAGATGGACACCGACCAGATCCGCGAACTACGCGAACAGTCCACCAGCGAACCGCATTACGGGTACACCCCGATCGTGCGCGAGCTGCGCAACCTGTGCGACCAGTTGATCGCACATAGGGGGCAAGCCGGTGGCGCGACAGCGCGTGACCTGAGCTTCATGCCGCGCCCCGAAATGGTGGGCGACCTAATCAACGAACGCGAATCCGAGTTAGTGCGTGCAGATCTCGACGAGACGATCGCCGAGGCACACGCCAGCTGGGAGCGCATGCAACACGACGAATGGGAGGTGTGGTGACCGTTTACCCCGCTGGCGATGCCTCGATCAACGTACGGCCTAGTGTCCGTACGTTCCGGCAGGAACTTGAGGCCGATCTCAAGAAGATCGATGCCAAGCTCGGTGTCCAGGTCACCCCCAACCTTGCTCAGGCACAAGCAGATTTAGCGCGCTGGCGCGAGCAAGAGGAGCGCCGCTCCAAGATCGGTGTCGACGTCCATCCCAACCTCGCGCAGGCCACTGCCGACATGGCGCGGTTTCGCGCCAAGGAGGAAGCCAACGCGATCGACCTACGCGTCAACGTCGATCAGGCATCGATCAGCAGGGCTACACGAGGTATCGAGGGATTGGTCTCGGCGGGCGCGAAACTGTCTGCCCTCAAATGGAATGCGGGTGCGCTTGCCCTCGGCAGCCTGCCAGCCCTCACGACAGGACTAGTCACCGCGACGGGTGCCGCCCAGGAACTCGCGCAGGTAGCGATCGGGCTCCCCGGCATCTTCGCCGGTGTCGCATCGTCAGTCGGCACAGCGGCCATTGGATTCAAGGGCATGGGCGAGACGCTCAAGCTGATGGACAAGGCCGAGACGACCGGTAAGGCCAAGGACATCGCGGCGGCTGCCAAGGCTCTGGAGGGTCTGGCCCCGGCAGCGCAGGAAGTCACCAAGTCCACGTTTGCCCTCATCAAGGGCCCATTTAAGGAACTCCAGAACCTCGTCGCGCAGAACATGTTCGACGGCATGTCTGCGGAGATGAACACGCTGGCCGACAAGGCAATCCCGCGACTCAAGGTCGGCCTTGGTGGCATCGCCACGGCGTGGAATCAGAACCTGCGCCAGCTCACGAAGACGATCGGCTCGGACTCCTCACGCGGTCTACTCGATCGCATCCTCGGCGACACCGCCAACGCACAGTCACGATTCACCAAGGCAATCGATCCGATCGTGCACGGGCTGGGCGTACTCACCGCTGGTGGTACCTCTACACTCCCACGGCTCGCCGACGGAATCGGCAAGGCCGCAGAACGATTCGACCGATTCATCACCGCAGCAGCCGATCGTGGCGACCTCGATAAGTGGATCAATGACGGCATCACCGGCATGTCCAACTTCGGAAACACGCTGCTCAACGTCGGCAAGTCATTCACGGCAATCACGCAGGCGGCCGGCGGTGGGGGCAGCTTCCTGGCGTGGCTGGAGCGGGCTACCGGCCAGCTCGCCACATTCCTCAATAGCGCTCAGGGGCAAGAGAAGCTGAGTCGCTTCTTCGCCGAGGGCCGCGAGCAGCTGGAGAAGTGGGGCCCGGTCCTGCAAGGTCTGCCCGGGATATTCCAAGGTCTCTACGACGCGGCCAAGTCGTGGTCCGACTTGCTTCTGCCCGCGCTGGGGAAGATCTCGACCTATCTCGGTGAGCATCCGGGCCTGATTCAGGCCGTCGCAACCGCGTTCATCGCGTGGAAAACCATCGACGGCGTTGCCTCGCTGGTGACGAGCCTGACCAGCGTTGCCAACCTACTTAAGAGCATCCCGGGATTGCTGGGTACCGCCAGCGCGGCGGCGAGCAGCGCAGGTACCAGCGCGGCGACTGCCGCCGCAGCGGGTGCGCCGAGCCTGGGTGCGACTGCCGCCGTGGCGTTGGGTGTGCCGCTGGCGGCCGGTCTGTTCATGGCACAGGTTGGCGGCCCCACCGCAGGCGAGGCGGCTCAGACTAAGCGCGGTAACCAGAACTTCGAGGAGCGGCTTGCTAAGTCGCCTTTTAAGACCGGCGCCCCCTTGCCCGCAGTGGGAACCCCGGAATACAACGAAATGCTCGAACTGGCGAGTACGGGGCGCATACCCGGTATCACCGCCAAGGATGGCCGCATTGTCGATGTTGGCGGCAACCCTATTCCGGGTCTCAAGAGCGGCGGCCCAACGCCTTCCGGCAAGGGCCCCGGCCCGACCGGCGGCTGGCTGGCTGAGCTGCACGACGACGAATGGGTGCTACCCGCACCGGCCCGCGCCGCGATCGGCGACGAGGCACTCTGGGCACTCACGCAAGGCCGTTCATTCCTCGGCGGCGGATACGTCGACCCCGACGGCAACCCGGTCTCCCCTGGTTCCACACCCGGCCCCGGTTCCGCAGTGTCGGGACTGGGCGGTTCATTCGGCGACGCGCTTCTCGGCGGTCTCGGCCTCGGCGGTGGTGGCCGCCCTGGCGGCGCGAGCAGTCAGCGGATCACGCCCGGACTGTGGGGCTTGGCGCAAGTTGGGTCCGATCCCGCCGGTCTGGAGGCATGGGGCGGCCAAACCGCAGAGTGGGCAGGAAAGTTCGCGGCCAACACGTTGGGCAAGTTTGGATCCGCCCTATGGTCCGGCGCGCTCGGAATCTTCGGGCTGGAGAACTCGATTCTCTCCCCGAACAACGTCTACAACCAGGCGATTCAACGGGCTGGCCAGTTCTACTTGGGCGATAGCGGCCCGTTCGGTGGCTCGGGTGCGTCGGGCGATGGCACCGCGACCTCGCTGGCGGGCATAGGCGGGACCTCGGCCGTCTCGCCGAACACCAACCGGCATGGGTTGAGCGTGGCCGCGAACCGCCAGTACGGATCCTGGCCCGTGACGCCGGCCGCCGCGCGTTCGCGAGCACCCAAGGGCACCGGGGCTGAGCGCTGGCGGCCCATCGTGACGCGGGCCCTGCAAGAGGTGGGCCCGCGTTACGGCATCACCAATGTTCCGGCGTGGGCCGACGCGATGATCGGTCAGATTCAGTTCGAGTCGGGTGGAAACGCGAACGCGTACAACGGCAATGACACCGACGGCAAGGGCGGCCGACAGAAGGTCTACGGCCTCGGCCAGTTCCTCACCTCGACATTCAACGCGCACAACATCACTGGCGGTTCTATCAACAGTGGCGAGGCGCAGATCTACGCCATGATCGATTACGTCGCCACCAAGTACGGCCAGAACGGCGCAGGCGTCCCGAATTTCATCAACCAGGGCCACGGCTACGCCGACGGCGGCCCGGTGATCGGCGTGCCGGGTATCGATACCAACCCGGCGATGCTGACCCGCAAAGAGTGGGTCATCAAGGAACCCAGCGCCAGCAAGTACGGCACCGCTGCGATGGCCTCGGTGAACGCCGGTACCGCCGCGATCATCCCGAACCCGCCGACCCCAGGGATGAGCGGCATGCAGGGCGGTATCAGCGGCGGGTCGATGGTGCCGCTGTCCCCGGTGGCACCCACACCGGCCGCCGCGCCAGCACCGACCCCGACACCGGCGGCGCCACCGGCCCCCGCGCCGACCACTCCGGCGCCGACCGCCACGGCTCCCACGGGACCGAGCCCAACCCCGGCCGCCGCCACCCGCCCCACGGTCGCACCGGCACCGAGTTCTGACGATCACACGTTGCCCGCACTCAAGCAGGGAATTACCGAGGGTGCAGCGGTCATCGGCGATCTGGCCGCCGCAGCTCTGTCATCCGGAGGCAGCATGGGCATGGGTGGCGGTGCAGCGGCCGGCGTGCTCGCTAAGGGCATGGCCACCCTCGGAGGCAAGGCAGCTGCCGGTGTCGCCAACGTGTTCTCATCGGCCCTGGTCGGCAACCTCGGGGACAACACCACGGCGGGCGCCTACGGCGCACCGGTGCTCTCAGCGCCACCGCAGCCAGCCCAGCCGATCGACGCTCGCACGATGTTCGGCGACGTGTCCACCAACGACCCTCGCGACTTCGTTGACCGCCAGCTGCTCCACGAGCAGCAGCGCACCCAGTCGCTGACGAGCTATGTGTAAGGGGCGCACGTGTCGCAATATCTGACGCTCGACATCATCGGCCGCAGTGGCACCCCGTGGCGTGTCATGGGCCCGGGCCGAGGTCAGCGGCACATCATCCTGTCACCCAAGTGCATGCCGATCTTCGACCTTCCCGTGGAAACACGTTGGGTCACTAACTCATTCGGCCAGCGCTACCAGGACTACCGGTTCAAAAAGCACACATTCCCGCTGACGTTCATGTCCTACCACTGCGACAAGTACACGTGGGCCAACGTCATGACAGAGTTCGGATGGGAATTCGACTTTGACGGGGAGACGATTCTCCGATTCACCGGACCCGACGGCGTGCGCGACAAGTTCGTGCGCAAGGAGTCGAACTCGACGGCATTTCAAACCATGCAGTGGGAAGGGCGAGACCCATTCCTCACCGGTGCTGGCAGTGAGCAATTCACGCTCTCGGCTGAACTGCCGTTCTGGGTCGGCAAGCCCGTTGTGCAAGAGATGCATTCGCAGAATGCGCGGGGTTGGTTCGAGTTCGATTTCATCAATGAGGGCGACGTGCCTGACTGGGGTAGGTGGACGCTCACCGAAGATGCCGATTGGGAAGTCCCCGATAGCTCATGGGGCTCACCGATGCTCGGGCGCCCCGATGAGGACTACGGGCGCACCGTGCCCATCCCTGCTATCGACATCCGCGACGGCGGTCTCGAGGCCGACTCCGATCCGCGTCAACAGACCCTCATCTCCGAGAAAGCAACTCTCGTCCAAGGCCGTTGGAAGGGGCTCGATCTGCGCTACCCGCTTCCGGCCGGACTCAATGAGAAGGCCACCATTCGGTTCACGAACAACACCAATCCCGATGGTGCGCACTGCCGATTGACCATCCCGCAGTGGTACTCGCGGCCGATGTCACGACCGTTCAAGTTAGCGCGATGATCGACGGCACAGCGCTACTCGATCGCATCGAGCGCAACGTCGCGAAGGTGCGCGCCGAGCAAGCCGTCTACCGCATGCAGCAGAACGACATCGAGCTATGGATCAACAAGCCCGATGGTTCAGCGGGTCAAGACTTCCTGGGGCGCGTATCCGATCAGGCAGTCATCAAGCAGTCATGGCCGTGCCGCAAAAACGTTTCCTCGCAAGGCTATCTGGCGCTGCCGACCGAGCACATGATCGCCCGGTACGTGATGGCACTGCCGAACAACCGCGAGGCGCTCAAGAACGTCGTCATCACAGTCTCGCGATACAACGGCAAATGGCGCTGGTCCGGACTGCTTCGTTACTGGAAACTGGAGCGCCGCAAGGGCGTTCTGTCGTTCGTCATCTTCTTCAACGACGACCTCCAGTTTCTCCAGTATCTTCTGGTACCGCCGAACCCAGCCCTACCGTTGCCAATCTTCCAGTTCCCGCGTGAATTTTTCCTATATGCGCCCCTGAAATGGGCGATCAGCATGACCATGCTGTTCCAATTCTTCCGGATACAAGGTCATCCATTTACGTTGCCGGACGACCCATTTGACCTAGCCCAGTGGACATCGACAATCGACTGGTCGCAATGGCAATGCCACGTCAAGGCGTCGCCGTTCCTGCTGGACGATTCGAGCCTGTGGGGCCCGATCGCCTCACGCATGAACGCCGCAGACGTGACATTCGCCGACGCGCTCGACGACGCCCAAATGGTCATCACCTACCGGCGGATCCTGACCGCCCGGGGTGAGCGCGCCGACGGTCTACTTACGCCGAATGTGGCCAATGGCGCGTTGGTGTTCGAGGTGCAGGACCGCTCCGGATTCCACCTGTTCGGCGGGACATTCCTCGACGGCACGATCGCGGCCGGATTCGCCCGCACCGCCATCACCTACGCAGACGGATACTTCGAGGACATCCTCAACGTCGTCGCCGACGACGAGACCCTGGCCCCGGATTCCTACTACCAGAACGGATTCCTAGGCACACTCGCCGAATTCCCCTGGATATGCATCAACGACGACCAATGGCATGACTTCGATTCTGAGTTGTCATGGTCGCCAGCAGGCCCGGTCTCTGTGGTCGTCGGTGGCGACAACCCGACCGCAGATGCCATAGCGCGCTTGGTAATTGAGTCCGTTGGAAACATGATCGGCTACTTCTTGCTGGGCGGGTTCTCATCCGCCGGCGACATCGCAGCCGACGTCATCATGCCTTTCCTGGTCGGCACCATCGCTGCGTGGCTCGAATGGAAAAACATCGGCCGCACAAAGCAACTCGGCTGGGTTCACCTGTTCGAGATGTACCAGTCGGGTGCAGAAAACAATGCATGGTCCGCGTCGGCCGAGGCCGCGATCCGGGGCGCGTTCACCGCCACCAAGGCCCAGACCGGGCACCGGATCAAGCTCGACGGCTCGCACTGGGTGATCCCGGGGCTGCACTTCGACACCGGCGACCGGATCGCGTCAACACACGCCGAGCTTCTCAAGATTGGCATCGATGCGATGTTCGTCGATCAGGTCGAGGAGATGGTCAACTCCAGCGACAACAGCGCAGGCCAACCGCTGACGTGGGACGTGACCATCGGCCTCAACAAGGCCGCCATGAGCCAGGGCGAACGCAACGCCCGCACCCTCAAAAAGATGCTGGCGACGATTCAGAACATTGGAGTGCATCTCATCTCATGACCGAAGAACCGTTGCAAGAGCGGGTGGTCGAGGTCGCGGACCGCGAGACCACCGTGGCCAAGCTCGTCGAGGCGCTGGCCGTACTCAAAACCGGACGGAACAACGGTGAGGAGACGATCGGGCTGCTGGCCCCAATGCGTCGTGCGGCGGCCGAGGGCATCGCAGATCTCGGGTTCCGGTACGTCGAGGCGGTAGCAACCCAACGCGTCGTGCCGCCACGACCGAGCTGGCTCGGGCCCCATGCGGTCGGCCACACCGCCAGCATCGATCCCGAGGCCGCCGCGTCCGCGCTCGACGAGTTCCACCCAGACCTCGCCGAGCGGATCCGCAACGCCAGCACCGACGAGGAGCGTGCCGCACTGCGCGAGGAACTGGCGCCCACAGTCGCCGAGACCCTACGCACTGCCGTCGAGCTCGACACCGCCGTGGGCGACCTGCGCACACAGGGCCGATACGACACCGCCAAGACGCGCGAGAGCGCCGAGGCCAAGGAACGTGGAGAGGACGAATCATGCTAGGCGCCAAGACCAGGCTCGACACCCTTGTGCTGTCCGAGGGGCAAACGTGGGTCGCATCGTTCTTTCCCGAGCCAGGTACCACGTTCATCCCCGAGACCACGGCCGAGTGCATCATCACCGACCCGGCCGGCGTGGTACTGGCCACCTGGACACCCTCGGCCGTCGCTGAGATGCGCATCGATTTCATCGTCCCCGCTGACGACCACGCCGACATCCCTCACGGCGCCTACTACCGCGTGGTCGCGCACCTACCCGCGACCGGCCCGCGCCCTCCCATCGACCGGAACCTCTCACGCGGGAGCGTGGTGCGCGACGACAACCCGAGCCCCCTTGCCGCCCCGCGCAAGACGGAGATCGCGCTGTCGTACATCGACCAACCCGACCTCGCCGCTGGCGTGAATCCGAACTGGGTGCGCGTCGGCGGGTGGGGCAAGCTCAAGGTCTGGGACAACTCAGCGCAGCACTTGCCGCCCGGGCTGGCGGCCGACTTCATTCTGTTCGACAAGACGGCGGCGCGCTGGCGCGGCCAGGTGGCCACGGACGCCGTAAAACTCGAGGTTTCCACCATCCTTGGCCTGGTCAACGCTGGCAAGACGACAGTCGGCGTCTGCTCGAACCAGCACATGACCTCATGGGTCGGGTTCCAGATGGAAACCGGCGCGGTGAATAACCGGCTGAGCATCGTGACCGCCACCGGCCCCACGTCGTACAACCTGGTTGCCAGCGTGAATAACGTGCTGCACGACAACGACCGCTACACCCTCATCTATGACCCGATCGCCGATAAGTACCTGGCGTACAAGTCATCTGATTTCAGCGCGCCGGTACTGCAATGGACCGACGAGGATCACTCGACGCCACACGGAAACGGCTATCGGTATCCGTGCGTGCTGTTTGAATCCTCGCTACTGAGCACCGGCGTGCAGCTGGGCGGCTGGGCAGTCAAGGACAACTAGGTGTCTACACCAAGCGGCGAGCCCGGATTCAACACCGCCGACCGATTCGGTGTCACCGGCACCGACGGCTCGGTCGGCAACCTCCTGGAACGCACCCAGCCCGCGATCGTCGGGATACTCAAGGAACGCGCTAAGCAGAGCCCCGGATGGACCCCGCTAAACCAGCAGTTCGTGCAGGCCCTTGTCCATTGGCTGGGCGACCTGTTCAACCTCCCCGATGCGGTCGAGCAGGATCTCATCGACTTCTTCACCGGCAAATGGGACCTGCTCGAAGCCATCCGCAAGGCGCTACAGGGCATCGACCTGACCAATCCCGGTGCGGTGCTGAATGCGATTCTGGAGGCCGCCGGCAAGGCGCTCGGGTTCTCAGGCGTGCTGTCAATCTCCCGTATCGCCAACATCATTCAGGACTTGATCAACGGTGCGGGCGAGTTCCTCACCGCCGAGAGCGTCGAGGGCAACCCGTTCTTTCAATGGGATTCGGTCATGCCCGGGTTCATCTCGGGCGGTTCGATTCGCGCGACCGCGAACGGCACACAGCAAGTCATGCGCTCGGAGCCATTCGAGGTGTTCCAAGGCCAAACCCTGGAGTTGCGTGCCGCCTCGCAGTGGACCGGTGCGACCGCGACCGCCGGATCAAACCCGGTCAAGGTCGGGTTCACGCCATTCGACGCTGCTGGTAACCCGCTGGCCGATGTCATTCGCGGCTCGCTGCAACCCTCGGGTGATCATGGCTGGCAATGGGTTCCGGTCGCCGACAAATGGCCCGTGCCCTCCGGCGTGAAATACGTATCGCAGCTGCTCATTCTCGACAGCGGTGCGACGGCCGGAACATTCCGGTTCTCCAACGCATCGGCGTGGGCGTCGAACCTGCTCGATCTAGGTCTGGTCAAGGATCTGCGCCAGATGGTGGATGCCATCGGTGGGGCCGTCAATTCCGAGGTTGCCACAATCGAGGCTCGCCTACAGGCAATCACGGCCGACGGCAAGATCACCGCCTCGGAAATCGAGGGACTGATCCAACAGGCGCAAGTCTCCGGCCTGGTGATCATCCAAACCGTGCTCAATCAGATCAGGGACGTGATCAACGGGCTGATTGTCACGCCCGTCAATAGCATCGTGCAGGACTTCATTTCTTGGTTTGGCCTGAACAAGAACAAGACTCAGAAGCTCACCAGTGGCGGCGGCATATCGGCAGATGATGTCACCGGCAACTTCGACATGAGCCGAGTAGCTGATCTGGTGGACAACCTCGGCGACATGCTCACGGGTGTCAAGACAGGTGCGGACGGAACAGTCACGGGCACAACGGGAACCATCGGTGAGCAGATTGGCCAAGCCAAGGACTCATTACTCTCGCTGCTCGGCTTGTCGCGCGATGCGCTCAAGAGCGCCATCGCGGCGCAAACCACCTTGCAGGAGCAGGAGACCGAGCAGAACACCGGTGGTGGGAACAGCTACAGCTTCACCTTCTCCGGTGCTGACGGCGCGGCGCTGAACTCGACGGACTGGACCACCGGCCCCAATCCGGGCGACGTCACCATTCGCGGGGACTCGGGGTATGCGGGTGTTAAGAACGGCAACTCCGACGGGTATTTCTTCGCTAGCCCGAACTACACGTACGCCACCGATGGGCAGTCGGCGTCATTTGTGTTGGGCGATACCCAAAATGGCAACTACTACTCCGGTGTCTACATCCGCTGCGACTCGGGCCGCACGCAGGGCGCCTACTGCTTGGCCAAAGAGGGCGAGATCCGCATAGGCAAGTTCACCCGCTCGGGTGCTAGCTGGTCGTTCAGCGCGCCGCTGACCCTGCAAACGGGCCTGTCGGCGGTCAAGCAGGGCGCGCGCATCGAGATCCGCTGCTCGGGCACCAACTACTTTGTGCGCGTCAACGGTCGACAGGTGCTCTCGGCCACCGACGCGGGAAACACAATCAGCATCGGTGCGGCATACAGGTATTCGATGTTCAGCGTGCAGCGGGCAAGCCCGTTTTTCACCTACGACTCCTATCGGGTCGCAGCATTCGCGATGTCCGACTACACCTCTGCGGGAGCAGGATTCTCGATGTCAAATTCGTGGAGCATCAGACGGGACAGCACCGCCGACGTCACCTATGGCCCGTACTCATCCGGTGCGTTCCCGTCCGGGTTCTTCACGTTCAACGACTACACCACAGACGTCACGCTCGACGACTTGGGCATGGCACGCATCGAGATCGTCACCACCGGCCTGTACCGCATCAACACGACATACCGATCGGTCACCGCCAAGGGAACGTCTGTGCCCTATTGGGTGGTGTACAAGAACGGCACCCGCGTCACCGGGGCGATTCCATCAGGGTGCCCGTTTGAGATCCCTCTCGTGGCTGGAGATGTCGTACAGCCGGGATTTATCGCCGTCGACTACGACATCCGGTCCAACGGCTCAACAGGATCGGAAGCCGTTGTGCCAAGAAGCATCACAGCGCTATCCGGCATCGCCACATTCGATGGCCGCCGAATCGCATAACCACCCCCAGAGAGGCGTCAGCGATGACCACGTTCACCATGCCCGAACTGCCCGGAATCACATTCACCGTCGTGCGCGGTGGCCTGGATGCCGACGGGAAAACCAACCCGCCCAACTGGATACAGATCACCGGCACCGATAGCGAGGGCGCGATCGTTTCCAGCATAGGTTTCGCTGGGCCCTAAATGCCTTGGTCCCCCAACCCGATCATCGCGCCACGGCGGTCGGGCGGTAAGTGGTCGTCGAACCCGGTTGTACCGCCGAGCACATCGCGCGGCGCGTGGCATTGGGTTCCCCGGGTATCGGCCAGCGACATCGGTATCGGACAAGAGCTTGGGGAGCTGGCCGCCCTGCTCTCGCCGCTCGATAGCGGACGGGGTATCGACACCGGCGCACTACTGGCACATCTGGCCGTAGCCGATAGCGGGATTGGCGCCGACATTGCAAATCTGCTCGTGCACCTGTCCGGCTCTGAAACCGGCCTCGGGGTGGAGTCGGCCTCGTGGCTGCTCAAGTTCTACGCCAGCGGCAACGACGAAGCGGTGGCCAGTGAGTCGGCGGCGATTCTTGCGCACCTGGCGGCCAGCGAGCAAGCCATCGGGACGGAAACCGCAGCGCTGCTCGCGCATCTGGCGGGATCATCCGACGTTGGGAGCGGCGGGGAATCAGGCTCGGCGGCATTCACTGCCCATGTGCCGGCCGCGGTCCCGTACACCGCGACAGGAAGCAACGCCCACTCGATCGCCGCGTGGTGCCGCTACATGGACGTGGTGTTGGTGGGCGGCGGCAACGGCGGTGGTGGAGGGTTCGCCGGTTTCGTCACCGGAGGTGGCGGCAATGCGGGCAACTGGTCGCACGTCACCATCGAGCGCGGCGTGGACATCCCCTGGTCTGCATCCATATTGACGATCGTGATCCCGGCCCCGACAGCGGGCGGTACACAAGGCAACAAGGGTGCGGGTGGCGGCACAGTCACGGCCGCAGTCACCGGCACGAGCTGGGCCGGCCTATCGGCAACAGGCGGCACCGGCGATCAATTCGGCACCACACGCAACGGGCAGTCTCCCGGCACACACACCTACAACGGCCAGTCCTACAACGGCGGGGCGGTGCAAACCACCAGCCAAGCCGCAGGAAACCCGCCAGGCGGCGGCGGTAACGGCGGCACCGGAAACGCGTTCAACGGCAACACCGGAGGCGCAGGCGCCCTCGGCGGCGGCTGGGTTCGGTCCTATCAGTAACCCCACAAGGAGGTAGATCCCATGGCGGGAGAAACAGACGCCGAAAAGAAGGCGATCAACGACTATCGTGCCGGTCGCGGCCAGAAAATCACTCTGCACAGCGCCGATCCCGGCACCAATGGCGCGAGCCTGATCGCCACCACCCCAGCGAGTTTCAACACCACGTGGGGTGCCTCGGCGATGGGATCGGGCGGCGACACCGGCAAGGCTGTAGCGGCCGGATCTGCGGGCGCGCTGGTTGTGCCAGCATCCACCACTGCGACCCACCAAGGCCGATGGAACGGGACCACCTTTCTCGGCGGCGCACCGCTGGATGCATCGATCACCACCAACTCCAACCCGGTCAGCGTCGATGTGACCCCAAAACTCAAGTACGGCAACAACTAACCATGCGTACCGGGCTACTCAAGTACGCGGCGTTCTACCTCGCGGTATTCCTCGGTGCATTCCGTCTGGGCTGGTGGGCATCGGACCGACTCTCGTCTTACGCACAGGAAATTGACTCACGCATTGAAAGGAAGTACACCCGGTGAAATGGCTACGCGCGCTGCCTGACTCACTGATTCACTATGTCGCCGATCGGATGTACGACCGGATCAAATCGCGGGCCCTGGAAGATGTGGAGCCCTATCGGCATATCTTCCCGGCGTCCTTACTGTTCAAGGACGCCGACCGATGAGCGTCGTCCGGTATTGGCCACTCGATGCTGGGCGCATCGTCACATCGTCGTTCGGTCCCCGCGACGGCGGCATGCACACCGGTACCGATTTCGGGTTTCTGGGCGGCTCCGGTAGCCGACCGGTCTACGCCGTGCAGGCGGGCACGGTGATCTATGCCGGTGCCGCCCAAGGCTACGGCGGGCCGGACCCCGCAGGGTGGCTAGTCATCGACTCCGACGACAGCCAAGGCGGCGGGGTATTCGAGTACGGGCACATCGTGCGCGAGGTCGGCACCGGCGCGAAAGTCGCAGCCGGACAGCGCATCGGACGTATCAACCCCGACTCGGCCACCAATGGCGGCGTGGCACCACACCTGCACCTGTCGTACATGCCGCGCGAGTACAACCCCGCCCGCAAGCAAGACCCCATGCCCGTACTGACCGGCGCCGCCGAGCCCGGATCTCCCACCCCGCCGACCCAACCACCAGGAGGCAAGCCCGTGACCATCTTCGGAATCGACATCAGCAATAACAACGGCGTCGTGGACATCGACCGCGTGAAAGCCGAAGGATTCCAATTCGTTTGGGCCAAAGTATCCGAGGGCGCCAGCTTCAAGGACACGTTCTGGCCACGCACCCGCGACTGGTGCCGCCAGGCCGGTCTACTGCTGGCCGGATACCACTACGTGCGCGAGGGCGACGCGGACGCGCAGGCTGAAACATTCGTCGCCCAGCTCGGCGACAAGACGATTCCCGCCATGCTCGACTTCGAGGACGGCTCCGGTGGTATCGGAAACTTCTGGGCCGTCAAGAACGCCATCGAGGCGCGCGGCGTGCGCGTGGCCCTGTCGTACATTCCCCGCTGGTATTGGGAGAAGATCGGCAAGCCTGATCTGTCCGGCGTCCCCGGCCTGATTCAGTCGAGCTACGTCACCGGCACCGGGTACGCCTCGGTGCTCTACCCCGGCGACGACAACTCGCGGTGGGCGCCCTTCGGAGGCAAGGCGCCCGACATCCTGCAATTCACCAGCCAAGCCCAGGTTGCGGGCAAGATACTTGACGCCAACGCATTCCGAGGCACAGTCGAGGACCTCAGCGCCCTACTTCGCGGCGGTCCTACTTTCCCCGGGGAGCCCGAGGCGCCGGACTACGACCGCGAGACCTGGGACCAGCTGCGCCTGCGCTGGGAGATGCTCGGCTGGCAGACGTTCATCGAAGCATTCGCCGAGGTCCGCGACAAGGTGCTCGGCACCAACGACCACGGCAAGACGGGGGTCCGGTCGTGACCCGGCACGCACTGCTGTGCTTCCGTGGCACCGGCGGTGAATGGGGCCTGGACTACACCTCACGCCTGGCCCAAGCGTGCTCGGCGCTGGTCGAGGAGATCGACGTCGATGCCCCCGCGACCATGGGGGCCGCGCCAGTCGGTGCCGCCACAGACCCATTGGCGCCCAGTGGTTTCGAGTGCGTGCACGCCATGGTCGAATGGGCCGTCAAGTGGGTGCGGACCAACCCGACCCGGACATTCGGTATCGCCGCCTACAGCCTCGGCGCGATCGGCGCCGTAGTGTTCGCGCGCGAGTTCATGCCCGGTGGGCGCCTCGAAAAGCACCGGTCTAACTTCCTGTTCGGAGTCACGATCGGCAATCCGGCCCGCACACGAGGCCACACGTTCTACCTCGGTGAGGACCCCAGCGGCGAGGGAATCTCCGACATCCGGCTACCCGATGGCATGTTCGGCTGGGAGTGGGCCGACCTCGTGCAGACGGGCGACCTCTACGGCAACGTTCTCGGAAACCCGCTGGTGGTCAAGGTATGCCGCGACGCTTACGCGATCGTGATGACCCAACAGCTGCACGACCCGCTGCGCCTGATCTTCGACATGCTCCCGCTGCTGTTGCAGATCGTGGCCGATTCGGTGAACGTGCCGCTATCTATCCCGCGCACACTCACCTCTGCGTTCCTCGGGTTGTTCGCCACCTTCCTGCCATTCCTACCCGTGGACAACGACAAGACCGCTGCGGCCGTCGCGGCCGCCAGGCAGGGCATCGAGTTCGTGCTCACGCAGCCACCAACCGCACCGCACATCACCTACGAGTTCGCCGAGGTATGGCCCGGAATGACGTATTTCGATCTCGCTGTCCAGCACGTAAACGACTGGGCCTCAAGCACCCCCGCTCGCGCCTAAGCCTTGGGCCCCGCGCGAGGAGAGCGCGCAGGGACTCCGCTCACCGTAAGCCCAACCACCGAATTAACCGAATCGGTTATCCACAACCCATCCGAGAGGACTATCACCATGCACATCACGATCCCGCCGTGGGCCAAGGACGCGGCAATCGATACCGTCGAGCGCGCAGTCAAGACATTCGCCGGCGGATTCATCGTCGGCGCCAAGCTCTTGCAAGTCGGCCTGGACGTGCTGACCGGACAGGGCGCGGTGGCCTTCTCCGAGATCGACTGGACACAGGGCCTCGATGTCGGGGCCGGGACCACGGTCGCGTCGCTGATCTTCTCGGTAGCGTCGATCAAGCTCGGCAAGCGGGGCACAGCCTCGGCGACCAACGCGGTCGTGCCCTCCAGTCTGTTCAAGCTCGTGGCAGGCGGCGGCCGGTGATCCTGCTGACCGAGATGGTCAACATCACCGACATCGATTCGCCCAAGGAATTCGCCGCGCTGGCAATGGTTTTGCTATTCCCCACCGCCGCATCGATCGCGGCCGCATGGGGAACAGCAGTATTTGCGCATCGCAAGAAGGTCGGCAAGGCGCTCGGGGCGATCGCCGACGACACGGGAGCGATTCGCGAACAGACCGAAAACGATCACGACACCAATATGAGGGTCGACCTCGACGAGATACTCAAGGGCGTCAAACGAATTGAGATACAACAGAACCAACAGGCCCGCGACATCGGTGGCCTACGCGAGGAGATGCGCACCGAACGCAAGGAGCGAGGCCAAGCCGACGAGCACATTCGCGAGCTGATCGAGCGCTTGCCACGCTGACGCACCCGCTGTCCGAACGGAATCGCCCTCACCCTTACCGGGTGGGGGCGATTTCGTCGTATCTATCGAGATCTAAAGAGCCATGGGAACATCCGCCCCGTCAGAGCGCCTAATCGCTGTACGCGACTCTCCGAGGCGCGGAGGGAAGCTTGGACGGCGGCGAGGACCGTGAAGTCGACATGGATAGCTACAGGTCGGCCAGAGGCGTCGTAACTGGCCACAATTGGACAACGGATCTTCTCGACTACCGTTTTGCAGGTGATGATCTTGGCCTTAGCGGTGGTGAAGATCTCGGAGTAGTCCCGATCGCTTTCCCATGCCGCCTCCCAGTCCATCTCCAACGCTTCCATGTCGTCGGCGGACAGTAAACTTTCAGCGTCATGGACGAGGATCATGCCTAGATCAACCCAGACGCTAATCCCATACGGAGGAACGGGTTCTGCGTAGAGATCATCGGGCGACGCGACGCGTTTGGGAGCCGTGTCTGACAGCTGAATCGATAGGTACGCCGGCCGGAACAGGGGTGCTTTCGGATTGGTGCGGACATCGATTTCTGTAGACCACACCCGGTAGTTCCCCGGGGTGATATGCAAGGTTGCCTGTGGCCTGTCCAGGTCGTAGAGATCACGAATTGCCAACCGGCCCGATGCAACGTCGATCCGGTCCAATTCGACGTTCCGGCACGTGGGTGACGGGCTCGACCAGGGAGCGAAATGCGATGCGTCCATGGATGATCAGAGTAGATCGATGAAAGCGGCGCGGCGCTCGTCGTCGGCGATTCCGCGCAGGAAATCGATGGCACTACGTCCGTTGTTGGATGGGCGAAATGGGTCAGCTCCGTGTTCGCGCAGCAGCCCCAATGTGTTCGGGTCGACCCACGGCGCACCGACTGCACACCGCAGTGGTGTCTCACCTTTGTTGTTTACCGCGTCCACCTCGGCGCCTGAGTCTAGTAGTAGCCTGACGACTTCTGCGCTGTCGCGTGTGGCTGCGAAATGCAGAGGGGTGTAGTCGCTATCGTCCCTCGCATTGACATCGGCCCCCGAGTCGATCAGGTGGCGTACGTTTCTGAGTCTGAATTCAACGCTCTGATCATGTAGTTCAGCCTTGCGCTGTGGGTCAGTCTCTTTCCACGCGTTCGTTTGATCGCGGGGGCCGTCGGTGACGGCGTAGTGCAGCGGCGTGCGGCCAGCGCGGTCACGGTCATGAACGTTGGTCAT